AAAGTGTCTGCAGGTTAAAGTTTTACTTCAGTAGAACTGGCATCGATCGACCAAATCTTACGCATCTCAACACCCACTTTCTGAGCATACCTATGCACATCACACTTGGTGCACACATGATGATAATCATTTGATGCTCGCTTGGCAGTAACTTTGGCCTTGTCCCTGAGGAATTCTTTTCCACAGGAATCACACTTGAAATGATACACTGTCCTGCGCCTTTTGAAATTGTGTACGTTACCTAATTTGCTTTCACGCTGATGTAGGTGTATCTCTGTGGTTTGCTTGATGAACATTTACTTTAGGTTTATAGAATTATTTAGTAAATACACTTACCACAGGAGAACAAAATATGGCATACCAAAACATCAATATAGGATCAGCGGCCAATGACGGCACGGGTGATCCGTTAAGAACAGCGTTTGATAAAATCAACGACAATTTTACAGAAATTTATGACACATTAGGAGGCCCGAGTGCTTCCACACTTTCTGATTTATATTTCCAAAATTCAACAATAACCAACAGAACAACCAACGGCGACATCACAATTGATCCTAACGGCACAGGCAAATTTATAGTAAATGCAGATTTCGAGGTCAAAGGCACAACAACACAAATGAATGCCACAACCATGCAAGTTGAAGACAACTTGGTCGAATTCAACAGAAATTCGTCCGGCGCAGACATTGATGCGGGTTTATACATCAATCGAGGCGGTGCTGGTAACAATGCTGTGTTCTATTGGAATGAAGGTGATGATAAATGGAAAGCGGTCACATCAACTTCAAATGCGTCAGCAACTTCGGTGACTGACACAGCAAAAGCAACCATCGTGGCAAACTTCGAAGGCGAAACACTACAAATCAATTCAGTATCATCACTCGATTCTTCTGTGGTAACATTCAGTGAAGGCATACTGTGCGAAGGAACACTTTCTGCCAACAGCATAGACACCAATTCTATATCATCCGCTGACTCAACTGCGGTAACGGTGGAAGAAGATCTTCATGTGGTTGGCACATTATCGGCAAACACTATTGACGCAAACAAGATCATTAATTCGGATTCCGTCGCACTCGAAACTCCTGCACTTGCTGTGCAGGGAGATGTGGATGCCACATCCATCACAACTTCTAACATCAATCTCAAAGACTCTGTTAGATTAGTGATTGGCGGAGCCACTGATGTGGAAGGAATCCTTAGAGTATCAGAGCTGGAATCTGCGGGTGATTCTTCGCAGATTAGATTCTCCGACTCTGTCTACTTCAACAACAATGTGAGAACCAACGGCAACATAACCATAGAAGCAGGAACAATCTACGGTGTGTCGGACAACCTCGCAACATCGACCACTGCACTTTCACTTGCATACACTGTACATTCATTGGCGGCGGGCGAAGGTGGATACACGCTGGCGGATGGAGCCGAAGGACAAATCATGTACTTCACAATCGCAGGGGACTCGTCAGCAGTCAGTTCCACAGCAGTGACACTGTCAAATGTGAGAAATCCTATCGACGGTGATGTGGATGCTTCATACAAATGGTATCCATTCATAATGCCTGGCACTACCAATGCTGACTCCACACAGGGAGTGCGTTCACTCGCGACAGCGATATTTGCCAACGGTGCATGGAACGTGGACTTTTATCCTGGTTAATTCTAATTCATAAGTGGGGTTGAAAAACCCCACTGACTCTGTTATAATATCTTGATGCTGGACATTTCTGTCGATAAACTGCAAAACATTCATTTTGAAATCACCAACAAGTGTAATTCGAGGTGTCCTGGATGTGCGAGGACGCACAAAGGGGAAACACATCCTTATCTGGCGGACAAGCTGATGGAGTGGGATCTTCCCACAGTGCAAAAAATATTCACTCCTGACATAATCCGAGATAAACACATCACCCTCGGCGGCACCGTGGATGAACCATTCATGAATAGGCACATAGCAGACATCTGCGAGTACCTCATAGACAACCATGCCACCATAGAAATCTTCACCAATGGTGGAGCCAACACCGTGCAAACATTCGAGAGGCTGGGCAAACTAAGTGCCCGCACACAATCATTGCAGGTCAAATTCTCAGTGGATGGGTGGGAGGATACTAACCATCTTTATCGCGTGAATGTGGACTGGGACAAGATAGTAGAGAACATGACCGCATACATGCACAACGGCGGCATAGGCGAGTGGCAGTACCTGGTGTTCGCTCACAATGAGAAGAGCATACCACAGGCAAAGGAACTGGCGGACAGTTTGAAGATTCCACTCATGCTGAGACAGAACGTGAGAAACATCGCACCATGGACTTCTTACATCAAAAAGAAAGTAGATGGCAAAATTGTCACAGAGAAATTTATAGTCAATCCTACCACAAGCGAAAAACACGAGCATCCCGAGACCAAGACTGTCAGCAAATGGACGCAACCAGAAAACATCACTGAACAGGACAAAGCAGATTCCATATTTTGTCTCATGTATCACAAGAAAGAAGTGTTCGTGGATTGGAGTGGCAAGGTTTGGCCTTGCTGTTGGTTTGCAACAGACTACCATTTCGACAACGAACCAACACTCAAGCAAATAGATGAAGAGTACGGGTCGACATGGAACAGCCTAATGCACAACTCGTTGGATGAGATTCTCAAAACACCATACTACAAAGAACTATTATATAAGTCCTGGATCAAAGGCGCCAAGTTCCACAATCCGGAGTGCTTTAAAAAGTGTGGCGACTTTGCCAAACGCCAAAACTATCGTTATAGCACAGTAGAATAAACCCAACATTACCATTAAATACACAGTCTAATAGAGCTTGCATAGCAGGACTTATGCGGTAACGTCCTCCGCGTAGTGGCTAGAACCCACGTTGGACACACAAACAAAAGGAGAACATAATGGGAAGACCTATTAATAAAAAATACTTAGGATCAGGCGCAGGCAAGATTCAAGTAACTTCATACAGACTCGTAGGCGGAACAGAAACAACAACTACACAAGATTCACTTGCGTACATCGTTTCTCAGCGTTCAACAAGAAAATTCAAAGTGAGAGTAGACGCAGTGGCTGACTCAGCCGCTTCAGATGTCGTGCTTACACTTGTTGACAAAGCTTCCGGTGCTCTGGGAGAAGGCGAGTTCAGAATCTCAGTTGTAAACCCACTTGATTCATCTGTAGACAACGCTTCTAAAATCACAAATAGAACTGTTGTTGTAGGAGGAATCGGTGCTGACGCTACTGCAGGTTCTAACAAGTTCAAATCTTCAATCGCAGATGGCAACAACACACAAGGTGGTGCGGCGATCGGTGACGAGGCATTTGACGCATCTTCAGTTGCGGCACTTGGTATCGCAAACATAGATTCACAGTAATCTTAACTTTTATAGTGGGTGTAGCACACACCCACTATTTTCCATAAATAGTACAAATGGCAAAACCTCAATGGAAAACTCGGTCTGGATTGTTAGCGACAGTGGAAGAAAAATCTTCATTCTCCAAGCAGTTGTTGGCTGATGACCCTGCAGGACAAAGCCTTACTTTCACTAAATCAGCGGGAACATTACCATCAGGAATAACCCTGTCAAGCAAAGGACTTCTGTCAGGAGTGCCGCTGGAAGTGGACAGGAAAAAAGAGTACGATTTCGTTGTGCGAGTCACAGATGGCACATACTCGGTTGACCGCACTTTCACCATAGTGATTCTTGGGTCAGATGGTCCAGTTTGGACAACTGCCAGCGGAAACATACTCACAGTCAACAACGGAGATTACGTTAACTATTCACTGCTGGCGACCGATCAAGATGACAGCATTCTGGAATACAGGATCGTTTCCGGATCATTGCCATCCAATCTTACACTCAACAAGAAGACGGGCAAGATAATAGGAGTGGTTGCATACACTCCAGATTCTACCACTGTGTACAACTTCACCGTGAGAGTAACGGACGGAGTAAATTATGTGGACAGAGATTTTTCAATTACATACGAACTCACCTCAGTTTCTGATCTTTACTGGTTACAAGCAGAGGATAGTATCATAGGCAGGATCAAGCACCAAAATTACAATGTGGTCAAAGTGAATGTGTATGATCCAGGAGACATACCTTCGCTGTCAGGACAAACCACACTGAGATATAGCCTTTCCAGTGGATCACTGCCTCCTGGCATGTCGGTGAGTACTTTGAGCGGGGAAATTTACGGAGTAGTGCCTTTGATATACGACACCCTAACAACTTATACTTTCACAATCCAAGTGATCAAATCATCACCACTGTTCGACGACAAGACCTTCACAAGGCAGTTCAAGATAGAAGTGGAAGGCCAAGGCGCCAATGAAATCACATGGTTCGCTGACCTCAAGGAGTTATCACTGTAATGGGACACGTGAGTCTGGGTAGCATAACAAACAACAAGAACAGCCTGTTCAGGGTGAGTGCTGTTTCGGATGCTGGAGTACCGTTGGAATACAGTTACTATTCCGGCAAGTTACCACCAGGACTATCAGTACACCCATCCGGAGAAATATTCGGAATCACTCAGCACAACATGTTCGAGTGTGACGAAAACACCACATACTTCGATGGCCAAAAAACAACTTTCGATCAAGTTTTTAGATTTACAGTCAAAGCCACTAACAAAGACAGACCTGTCACCAGCACACATGAGTATTCGATAACTGAAAAAAGATTGAACACCAACCAAGTAGGAAACATTTACGCCAAGATATCTCCGGACAAGATCACAAAAAATGCTTTTGATAGATTTGTGGCGGACACTAAGATATTTGATCCGGACATATTATATAGGATGTCTGACATAAATTTCCAGACAGGCTCAAGGAATGTGCTTATAATGTCGGGAGTAGAAGCACCTTATCTATCTGATTTCAACAGTGCCCTTGGTAGGAATTTCTACAACACTAAATTAAGAATTTCTAATTTTGCAGTCGGCAAGGCCAGAGATCCAAAAGGCAATGTAATCTACGAAATAGTGTATGCCGAACTGATCGACGCATATGAAAAATCACCCAACACCGTGCAGGATAAAATAAACGGTCATGAACTTTACATTGCCAGCATCAACAACATGAAGAAGGCCATCAAGGACAACTTGAATGTTTCGGAATTTGAATACATGCCACACTGGATGAAATCTAATCAATCTAACCAATTGGCTACTGGATACAAATTGATTTTACCAATTAGATACGTCAAACCTAATCAAGCCGAAAGAGTGCTGTTCAAATTAGAGAATGAGCAATCATTCGACCTATCTACAGTGTTCTTCCAGATCGATAGACTTTACATAGACAAACACAAGGGAACAACCATCGACGACAACAGGCCAACAGCAACATTTGTAGCAGATGGAAACACAACTTCATACATACTACCACAACGGGTAACATTGCCTAAACATGTACAAGTTACCATCGATGGGATCTCCATGAACACATTGGATGCCAGCGGCAATCCGACCTACACAGTCGAACCCATCAACGATTCCAGCGAGCAGGATTCTGCTGGCGCGGACTCCACGGCCTTGTATTCAAGCATTTTAACTTTTGCTTATGCTCCAAGGTCTGGTTCGGTGATCACTTTCAGAAGGAAAAAAACTACTTTCGGAGTCAACGATTATGTGACATTTGACAAGCCCAACGAAGCATTGCCAAAGATCACAGCGGATACTATTCGCATAAGTGCTGACAGCAACTTGTATGACACTTCATACTTTGGTGGCACGGAAACCACTTTTGACGGCAAGGGCACCACATTCTTCAGCCAGATCATTACATTCGATCAGCAAAAACCAGAGGACACGCAGGTGCTGTTTGCACGTGAGAACGTGCTGGAAGGCATCACTAACACATCAAAACACAGGGATTTAATCCGTAAGGCATCATAAATACTCAGAAGGTAATACAAAATGGCAAGTGCAATATCAGTTACAAACATAGATGCTACATATCCAGTAGCAGGACAAGACAATGACTCGCAAGGGTTTAGAGATAATTTCAGTCAGATCAAGACTCAACTTACCACAGCAGGCACAGAAATAACTTCACTGCAATCAAACAAAGCATCAACAAATGCAACAACAAGTTTCAATGGTCATGATGTTGGACAAGCCAATCTCATAGACTGGTCACAGAAAGTCAAGGCTTTAGGTGCAGTTACATCTGCCGCTATCGATCTTAACAATGGAAATGTTGTCACTCTGACAACTGCCGGCAACACGACATTTTCTTTTTCAAACTTTCCCAAAGAAGATGATGGCACCACAGATGTTGCTGTGAAGATCAAAGTGATCATGCACAGAGCAGTTGACTCACACACCATAACTATGCCTGCGGCAGTTAAAATGCCATACTCAATGGGCGATGGTGCAGACGATTCAACAGCATATACATTTCCAGCAAGGAAATCTACCTTCGTATTCGACTTCTTCACAGTAGACAGCGGAACTACAATATTCATGTCTAACCCTGAAGAATACGATTACGCTGGATAATGTTTCACCCCACTTTAGACCCCAGAGGACTTTCAGATCAAGAATTAGAATCTAAGGTCAAAGAAGTAATCACAAAGATTAATCAAGCATCTCGCATGCAGAACGAAAACTACTATCATCAACTGATCGCAATCAACAACACCTTGCAGTTAGAAGTTGAAAAAAGGAAAATGATCGAAGCCAAGAAAAAACAATCGGACGATGATCAATTCGATGACTTGATAAACGTCAACTAAACTCTTTTGTTGTTCTTTTTCCAAAAAATTTGTATAATATATGAATGAAATCTAATAAATTCCAATGTACTTAGAAGACGGAATCCAATGGAGCACGAGATTTACCAACACGGTGTTGTTGGCTGGTAAGCTGTGGCCCAATGAAACCAGCGTTACTCTTCACCTGTCCCCCAACTCAGACGATCCCGACAAACAAAATATTACCTTCGAAAAATACAAATACTGCTTCAATAAAATTTTGCAGAATTCCATATTCATCGGCAACAAGGAGAAAGAGTACAACATGTTCAAGGATTATGCCAACTATGTGATAGACTTTCCGGTGAGACCCGTGGATCAAATGACGGGCACTTGTTTGTACGCCAAATTGAACACCATAGGCGGCGATGTCTTGAAAATAGATGGTTTGCAAATAGAATCATGGCAGGGAGAAAATCTGCGGTTCAACATCACACAGGATTCGCCCGAATGGGAGTTCGTGCCAACCGACAAAAGCCAATGGTGGAATGATCCACAACCAAATTTTACCAACTTCGAAAAAGATAGGTTGACATGGGAAGAAATTGGTTTTACAATAAACAACATAAGATCACATCTAACCGTGATACAGGGCAAGAAAAATGAACGTGAATGAGTATGGACAGGTAGCATTTGGAACTGAAGAAATAATCCAAAAGATCTATTCCCAAGAATGGCAAACCGTGTTGGGATTCATGGAGAGCATAGATGAAGTAGCAAAATGGAACGAGCATTGTGCTCGGTTCGAATTACAACCAGTTGAAATCATCAACAAGCCCGAACAGGATCTCATCCAGTATCATCAACAACGAAATTTTCAATGGAAGATGCCCAAGCAGTACATGGACTTCGATCCAATAAAATTCTTCGGCACGGAATTGGAAAGAAGGTCTCTGAACACACAGGAATACGTGAATTATCTTGTGGGCGAGATCGAAGCGTGGGGCAAAGTGATGTCACCACAGAGTTCTTTACTGTTATGGAAATTCCTCAACTATTTGATGGCGGTCTGTAAGGAAAAGGATATAGTCACAGGAGTGGGTAGAGGATCATCTGTCAGCAGTTTGACACTCTATCTTTTGGGGGTCCATGCTGTAGACCCGGTTAAATACAAATTGAACTACGAAGAATTTTTAAGATAGGAGAACACAATGCCAGCAAAAGCACCAGGTAAGAAAATACACTACACCATGCAAGGTAAACCAATTGATTTCGATTCGCTGAGAACAAAAAATGAAAAATCGATAGCAGTTGGTAACACTAAAACTAATGCTCGTGGAGACACATTGGGCAAGGGCGGAAAAATAGTCAAGTCACGTGACCAGAAGTAATGTCCGAAGATAACAAACCTTACAAGATAAAAGTTGTCACCAAGTTGGTGTACGATAACACTGACTTGAAAAAACTTGACAACATGTCAAAATTTCTATATCCTAATATTGCATCAGCGATAAGGAGAATATATGCCCAGTAGGATCAAAGGAAAAATAACACCCTTGAAAAAAAGAGTGTTGGTATCAGACATGCACTTCGGCGACGTCAAGACCAAGGGCGGCGTGATACTATTAGATGATGATGGCAAGGCAGACGGAACACACCCTCGATGGGCAAAAGTGTATGCGGTTGGTCCTGATCAAAAAGATGTTCACATCGGAGAATGGGTGCTGGTTGCACACGGTCGTTGGACCCGTCATATCACATTAGAAACTGACAGCAAAGATCTTGATGTGCGAATGATCGATGAAAACGACATCCTGCTCACATCAGACCAAGAACCAGAAGCAAACACAGTAACAGCGCCTTACAAAAAATAATGCACAAAATAGTTTGTTTGGGCACCATGCACACCTTCGGTGGCCAGAAAACTACTCGCTACGAGTTCGACCAAACTTGGCCGGGATTGCTCAGCAAATGGCTGGAAGATCAAGGCATAGAAAATTATGTGTACAACGGTGGCGAAAGTGCTTTCTCGATAAATTATTTCCCCTATAAGATCTTAAATTTCTACAATGAATTTAAACCCGAACTTTTTATAGTAGAACTGCCTATCATGGATAAAATAGATGCAGAAATAAGTTCTGCCATCACAGGAGATTACATCAATCAAAAAGAAGATTATCATCCCATATACTCAAGGCAACGAGTGCTGACCAAAGATTGGAGTAAAGGAGAACCTTATATTTGGCCAAACAGAATTAGTATATCCAAACAGGAAGCATTAGATCATTATCTTTCAGATAAATCAAATAAAGATTTATTCAAAGGTCATATCACAAACGAATTCCAATCATTTATGCAAGATCTTGATATGGGAGATCATGAAAGAAAAAATGTAAATTTTAAATTTGAACGTTTGAAAAATGTTTTAGGCTCTGAAGAAAATTTAGACTTAGTCAACAAGTATTTTTATTTTTATTCTATGTTTATGGACGAAAGCGATACAGACGTAATATTATATCTAAACAATGTGTTAAACATAATTAACACCTGTGCATCATTGGGGGTCAAACTGTTGTTGTTAAATGTAAACAGGCCAAATTTTGTCAAGCATTATTTGTATGACGAAACCTACAGACAGCACATAGATAAAAGTGAACTTTGGATCGAAGGACCAACATGGTTTATGAAAAACTATTACAGAGTTTCTGAAGGCGGATACTTCGACTCGGAAGATTGGCAACACTGCATAGATACAGTGATAGGAAAAAAAGTAAAAGGAACATTGGCATGAAAAAATTAGCTGTGGTTGGTTGTAGTTTTACAGATCTGTATCCATGCTTTCATCCGGTTCCTGATGATCCTAATCAAACTTACAGCTGGTTATGGTTTGCGGTGCAAGATTATCCCCATGTACATTTTGACACATATGCTTCGGGAGGCAATGGTGCAGTGTACTTTGACACTGTGCTGAAACATCTCGTCACCCAAGGATACAAGAACACGCTGTTGCAACTCACAGATAACTCAAGATGGTACATGCCTTTGGCCTCACGAGCATTGCCAGTAGGTGAAAGTTTTTGGCACACAGATCGGTATGCTGATAATCTTACTCAATATAGGTTGAAACTTAATACAGTAGCTATGACCGGAAATTTTAACATCCACATCAAACTGGCTCCCAACAGTCCTAACCCAGATTTTTACGAGTCCAAAGTGGGCAAAGGTAACTGGTGGGGACCTTCCCAACTTTCTAGCATGTACTCAGACCTGTTCAATGAAACACTACACCTGTATGATAATGTGTTTGATAAATTTGTATATTTTTCTTTTTACCAACAAAGAACAAACAACTGTAATTTAGAGGAAAGTTTGTATGATTTCCTTACAGAAAAATTTGGATATGAAATTTTTGTAAAGAAATATCTTTCCGATGACAAACATCTCAACTATTATGGAGCAGAGATTGCCTATAACGAATTCATAAAACCATTTGTGTTATCCAAAATTTTATAGTATAATAACAACATGAACACACTTTGGGTAGAAAAACATCGTCCTAACACACTGCAGGGATATGTGTTTCGTGATGAAGCACAGAAAAAACAAGTAGAGCAGTGGGTCAAATCAAAATCAATTCCACATCTATTATTTTCGGGTGCTCCGGGTGTGGGCAAGACCACGCTGGCAAAGATACTGCTGAACTTGTTGGAAGTGATCGGCACAGACATACTTGAGATAAATGCTTCAAGAGAAAACTCTGTGGACGTGATTAGAGATAAAATCACAAACTTTGTGCAAACCATGCCATTCGGCGAATTCAAAGTTGTGCTGTTGGATGAGGCGGATTACATTTCACCCAACGGACAAGCGGCACTGAGAGGTGTGATGGAGATGTATCATCAATCTGCTCGTTTCATACTCACTTGCAACTATCCCAACAGAGTGATTCCTGCACTGCACTCGAGATGCCAAGGCTTCCACATCGAAAAGATAGACAAGACAGAGTTCACTGCTCGTGCGGCGGAGATATTGGTGGAAGAAGGCGTTGAGTTTGATTTGGACACGCTGGACACATACGTCAAGGCAACGTATCCTGATCTAAGAAAATGCATCAACACACTGCAAATGAATTCTGCGGATGCCAAACTACAAGCACCAAATGTGGCAGATGTGGGTGAACAAGATTACAGAATAGAGATGGTTGAACTGTTCAAACAGGGCAAGATCACAGAAGCAAGAAAATTATTGTGTTCACAGGCACGCCCAGAAGAGATGGAAGACATCTATCGTTGGATGTACGACAACATTGAAATATTTGGCGACACAGAGGATCAACAGGATGAGGCCACACTTGTTATCAAACAAGGTATTGTGGATCATTCATTTGTAGCAGAAGCAGAAATCAATTTGTCAGCAGTTCTTATCAAATTAGCAAGGATACGCAATGGCTCAAATTAAGTATTTGATCTGTCATTACTACATGGTTCCGGTGAAACCAGGAATAACATCTGTGCCTGGCTGGAACAAGGACCCCGCAAATGTGCAGTATGATGAACAGATATCCTTCGATTCCAAGATAAGAGCAAAAGATCAATCAGCATCCATCATCCTGGATCTTAAAGACAAAGTCATTGTGCAGAATCGTTTAGATCCTAAACTTACATTTGATCAGTCCTATCAATATTTTTACAAAGCATACAAAGACCATATGGATCAAGTCTCTAAGACTTTTGATCAAGCTTCATCGTAGATCTTAAGAGCTTCAGTCACTGCTTTGTGCCTGACTATGTCCTCGCCCACTAACTGAACGTTGCAGATATGATGAGCTTGGCTTCTCCACAATTTGTGTAGGAAATCGGCCATACCGTTGTCCTTGCCTCGATCTGTTTGATCAAGGTCACCGGTGATCACCAGTTTGGAACCTTCTCCAATTCTTGTCAGCAACATCTTGAATTGATTGACTGTGGTGTTTTGCATTTCATCTGCTATGATGTATGAATTCTCAAATGTTCTACCACGCATGAATGCCAACGGAGCGATTTCTATCTGTTCTTCTCTCACCATCTTTTGCACCCTATTAACGGTGTAATTTTTGTGGAATATGTCTATCAATGGTCTGGTCCATGGCTCCATTTTACGCTGTAATGAACCAGGTAAAAAACCAATATCTTCATCTGCACCTACCACAGGACGGGTTATAACTATCTTTTCTATCTTCTGCAGTTTGAGTAGATCTATGCCATTTTGGGTGGCTAAAAGCGTTTTTCCGCACCCTGCAGGGCCATGAGCGATAACAATTGACTTTTTATCGTCTTTGAGCAAATTCCAGTACTTGTGCTGGTTTGCTGACCTTGGTCGTACTTCGTATCGTGAAAAATCGTCACGAAGGTCGTCAAATGATAGTACAGTTTTGTGTTTCATTAATATCTCCGATCTGTATAGGACTATGCGAATGCATACACAAATATTTAGATCGATTGTGATTAGCGTTAAATTGTGCTATAATAAAAAAGTTGTTAACAAAATTAATATGAATAAATACTTGACTATGATTGACACACTTGATGTAATCCGTAATATCAAAAAAATCTATGCTTCAGACAACGTGATTAACTCGCTGGTTGGCATGGAGAAAGTTATGGATGACGTCAATCTATATGCTTATCAAAACTGGAATCTGGGAGAAATAGTAGACGGTCCGCACCAAACAAAATATACCACAGAAGCAACATTCATGTGGGAAGCAGACAAAATGCCGGATCCAGAGGGTGCTTTGAGACTTACCAATTTGGGTGCCAAAGTTGAGTTCAAGAAAGATATCAAACTCACACCACGCAAAATTAAGTCCTATGATGATTATCGTCCTGGCACAAGGAAAGCAAAATTAGATGAAATTCCTGTATGGCTTGTTAAGGTATCTATCCCAAAAACTGTGATAGAAGACTTTAACAACGAAACTGAAAAAACTAAAACAGTTTCAGGAATGCAAGTTGATCAATCTCCTCAAGACGCTGTAGAATTATAATGCTTTGCCTTTGGCCTTTTAGACACGTGTCAGTGGACCAACGAGGTCGCATCAGACCTTGCTGTTCATGGCGTTTCGAAGAATGGGAAGATCATTACGGCGAAAATGATATAATAAATTTTAATGATTCCTCCATACAAGATTATATAGATTCTAAATTCTTATCTGTGTTGCAATCCAACATGATTAACGATCAGTTTCCTAAGGGTGGGTGTAGTGATTGCATCAACGAAGTAAAGTCTGGTAGAGATACTTTGTTCGAAGCGGGCAATAGAAGATATGCCATGAGCAACTCATTCCGCATACACGACATGGAAATAAAGTTTGGCAACAAGTGCAATCTCGGTTGTGTGATGTGCGGTCCTGCTTGTTCCAGTCTGCTCGAATCGGAATCTGCAGAGAACTTCGATACTATCGAATCATACGGATTCGAAGCGACCAAAGAAAAATTATACAGTGGACAAACACCTTGGTTCGAACGTGAAGAAAAAATGCAGGAACTGGCCAAGTTCGCTTCTAATGCTAGATTGATCAGATTCACCGGTGGCGAACCCACAGTCAACGGATACTTGAGAAAATTTTTATCATATCTCAGAGAGTACACTACAAACATCGATTTAAAATTGACAACTAATGGATTCAAAGTTCCTCAGAGCCTGCTCGACAGCGTCAAGGATTTCCAATCAGTTTGGTTTGATTTTTCTGTGGATGGAGTGGGCAAAGTTAATGAGTTCGTGCGTTGGCCGTCTAAATGGTCCAATATTTGCGATAACATCAAGAAGTGCAACGAACTGACCAATTCCGCTGTTTCCGTCAAAACAACTCTACATGCGATGAACGTGCATAACATAGGAGAGATAGCAGATTGGATCGACCATAATCATGACATATTCGAATGGGACATAAACTTGGTTTGGGAGCCTGAATATCTAAGGCCATATCTGTGTTCAGAAGAGTCAAAGCAGGTGTATCATGATACCTGCGCCAAATATCCAACCAAAGATCATAAATGCTCTGTGGTGCACTCTGTAAAAAAAGCAATAGATAATAGTTCTGTTGAACAGGATAAATTGGACATGCTCAATGAAAAATTAACTAAATATCTTACAATGCTGGGGTCTATCAGAAATCTGGATTGGCAACAGCACATTAGGATTTGAAAATGAAAAGCGTACTACACCAGGAAATGAAGGACTTCATCCAACCGTTTATCGCTGTGGATTCGCACCAAGCAAAGTTGGGTAGAGACAGTGAAGTCAGTGTGCTACGTTTGGAATCCACAAACAAGGATGTAGCAAAGGATCTCGTGTCATTCATCGAAAGCGGATACAAATTTGTTTTAGATGCAGACCATTCACCATCCAAAAATAAAAATGGAAGCTTTGACATATTCGTGGAAGTAGAAAGAAATGAAGAACTACCAAGCAACATTGTGAAGTTGGCACGTGACATCGAACAAGTCACAGGTATGCTACCATGGAAATTCTCATTTTACAAAAACGAAGACACACACAAGTTGAATGTGGAAAATCTTTCCAATCAGATTCCTACCAATGCTTCCGAGTATGAATTCCTAACCAGCGACACGGTTGACGAGGACATTTCTAAATTTTTCGAATCTGCTAAAATTAACAACATCAAAAGAAACGGCAAGACTCTTACTTTGAACAAGATGTACAGCAAACATATATTCGAAGTCAAGGCAGTTAATTCTACAAATGGTCATGGCACTTACAAGATAGATGCTTCATCGGAATCACAGAGTTCGTACATAAACTCATGGTTGGGTTCTGGTTTCAAGGTAGTGAAATTCGAAGATGATTTCAAAGTAAGCAATGATGATTCTGTGATGATATTAAAAGCAAAGGATTTTTAAAATGGCGGCAACAAACTGGCAAAAATGTTTAGAGACAATTTTACATCATGAGGGTGGTTATGTTAACCATCCCAAAGATCCAGGTGGCGAGACCAACCTGGGTGTTACCAAAAGAGTGTATGAGGATTGGGGCGGAACCAAAGACATGAAGGATCTAACAGTGGAAGATGTTTCACCCATCTACAAGAAAAATTACTGGGATCGTGTCAAAGGCGATCATTTGCCTGCAGGTCTTGACTTGTGCGTTTTCGACTTTGGAGTGAACGCCGGAACGGGCAGAGCTGCCAAATATCTACAAAAGATGATTGGGACAACACCGGATGGTGGCATAGGTCCTGCAACATTACAAAAATTAAAAGAGTATGTGGACGATCAAGGAGTTGAGCATACGATCAAACTGTACCAAATGGGCAGACAAAAATATTACGAGTCACTATCTACATTCTCTACATTTGGCAGAGGTTGGACTCGAAGGGTTGAAGAAACAACTGCCCTTGCTCTTAAAATGATCTAATGTTTGGAACCTTTAAACTTGTGATGGTAGGCATCCTGGTCAGTTCGCTGGCAGGTGCTGGATTGTATGTGATGAAACTTAGATCAGACAATGCCATACTAAAGGCAAATCAAATCAAATTGGAAGAAGCTGTGTCATCACAACAACAAGTTATAGAACAGCAAAAACAAGACTTCGAGTCCATAATGAATGCCAACAAAAAGTTACAAGAAACCAAAGAGGTACTTACAAAAGAACTTGCCAATTTGGATGACAAGTTCAACAAAACAAATGCTTCTGGCAAAAAGCGAGACATAGGTGATCTTGCCATTGCCAAACCCGGCATGGTAGAAAAAATCATCAACAAAGCCTCAGTCAATGCTCTGCGATGTGTAGAAATTGCCATGGGATCACCACTCACAGAAAAGGAGTTAAATGCAGTTAAGCCAAGTGAAATCAACGCTGAATGTCCTAGCCTTGCTAATCCTAACTTTGTTCCTGCTGAGTAGTTGCTCATCAGTTAAGAAATTGGAAGTGTTCAAGACTGAAGTTCCCAGAGCACCACTCGATTTACCTGATCCAGAAACTCCAAGGATAGATGATCTAAACTTCATCATCATCACGTCAGAAAACGCGGAGGAAGTGTTTGCCAAGCTCAAGGAAAAGAACGTGGATCCTGTGCTGTTTGGCCTCACAGATGATGACTACGAGACGCTGTCCACTAACTTCGCACAGATCCGTGCATACATGATCAAGCAAAAACTCACATTAGAACAGTATCGAGAATACTACGAATCACAATAAATATTTGCATCAATGCTGATTGGCGGTGACTTATAGTTACGCCTACCTTTGGTAACAGTGCTCGCGTCCGACACGGCTGGTGACAAAGAACAGGTTAATATTATAAGGTGACGTTACAATAGTTTCGGTCCATTCTCCATTGAAGAAACAGGAGAAAAGATGGACAGCTCACATCTAACAATAGGAATTATAGATTTCTTAAAATCAAAACCATTCGTACACATCATTTCAGAACCAAGGACAGGAAGCAGTGCCCTGTATGGAAGCCTTTCGGGAAGTTTGCAACTATTCAATCTTAACGAGCCTTTCGACCCTAACAACAAGCCACATGTGCGAGATCATGTGCTGACATATCTTAACAATAATGCATCGCAATGCAGAGTGATGAAAAATCATGCCTTTGCTATATTAGATCTAAACCATAACGAAAAAGAAAGACTGTGGAAGGTACCCGCGTTCAATGTGGGTCTCAGCAGGAGAGATTGGTTCGCCCAAACCTGCAGTCTTGCCTTGGCGGAGTATACACAAAATTGGGATTTTCCTCACTCTGCAAAATTTAATGTTCCGGTTGATTTTTTCGAAGACAAATTTAGACAGTTGATGGGTTGTAAAAATGATCTGTCACAGTTAGACGAGCACTATGATATTTTGGTGTACTACGAGGACATAAAATTTCCTAAATCACAGTCCCATAGGCACATCTCTTCTCAAACAGCAATTGAAAACATCGAACAACTCCGAGAGGTGTACTCCAAGCTAAAGAGCGTTCACCAAAAATACTGGAGATTGCAGGACTAAAGAAAGATAAGTATTAGCATGTTAGAAATGATAGAACGTATGGCCTCTGATAGACTGTGGATATACACAGCATTAGTTGGGTCTTTGTTTGGTCTGGCATTTTCCACATATTTTAAGTCAACTCGCATAGGTCTTTGGATGTATGCTAAATTTGATACGATGGTTGATTTTTTGGTGGAACGCTATGGTTGGACTTGGTTGCAACAACCCGAAGATGGATGGCGTAAAAAATATCCTTATGTGACCAAAAAAATAGATGAATTAGAAGCAAGAATCAAAAAGTTGGAGAAATAAAATGATACAATGGATCAAAGACAGAATAAAAGAATCATCAACCAAGCACGGCATAGGACTGCTGATCGGTTGCTTGTTAATCATTGCATTCGGTGGGTTGGCTAAAATTTTAGCATACTGTGGAGTTGCATACTCGATTTGGAGAATCTGTAAAAAAGGTTAAATATCAAAAATGGCACAAGATATCAAAGATGACGAACTGAACGTTTTCGACGACATTGAAAAGGACACACTCAAGGAAGACAAGATAGTGGCGCCCGTCGACCAAAAGACAACTTCTAAGAAAGTGTCTGTTGAACTGGAAGTGGATACATCTGTGAAGGATCTTGGCCCAAATCCTTATGCTAAATTAATTCATCTTGCTCGTGCTGTAGACTCATGGAGAATATTTCCGAGAATTTTTATTACCACTTACATTTATTTGTTATACAGAGTAGTTGTTTGGTACATGAACCTTGCAGATCCAACCATGGAACAGTCAGGATTGGTATCAATTGTAGTTGGTGCCGGTGCGGCTTGGTTTGGTTTATACACAGGCTCTTCTAAAAAGCACGACAAGTAGCACTTGTCATTTGACAAATCAACATTATATAATATACTATGGATATGGATCCTTACACGGTATTAGGCGTTGACCAATCTGCATCTGACCAAGACATCAAACAAGCATTCAGGAAACTGGCTGTCAAATATCATCCCGACCGTGGCGGAGATGAAAACAAATTCAAAGAAATCAACGAAGCCTACGATAAGATAAAAACTGCTGAAAAACGCCAGCAGTTCGAAGCATCCAAAAGATTCGGCGGCGATGGATTTAATTTCAACTTTTCGCAGGGCGACCCCTTTGACATGCAGGATATGTTTGCACAATTCTTTGGTGACGGATTCAGGCAACAAAGGAGATACTCGAGAAGGCCCAGCAATAAAAACATTCAAGTCAATCTGGAAATAAGCCTTGAAGACTCCTATCATGGCGCAAAAAAACTTTTCAATTTGGATCAACTACCAAAAAAGATATCAGTAGATATTCCACGTGGCATAGATTCGGGGCAAACAATACGATACAAAGGATTAGGAAGCAGTGAAATCAAGGAGGCGCCGGCCGGGGATCTTTTGATAAAAGTGTATGTGTCTCCGCATCCTGTCTTCAAAAGAAGTAAATTAGATCTGCACATGGAACAGACTGTTAATTGTTTCGACGCAATATTAGGAACCAAGTTAGTGATCACACATTTGGACAAATCAAAAATAACATTAAAAATACCTCCTGGAACACAGCCAGGCACAACCATGAGAATACCCGAACATGGAATGGTAAATTCCAGCAATCAAGTAGGACATTTGTACATCCATATAAATGTAAGCATACCGACAAGTTTAACAGAAAGGGAAAAAGATGACATCAGAAGAATCTCAGAAACATATTCTTAAACTAAATCTGCATCCTCATGACGCACTGCGTCAAGTCATTCCCGAAACAGATCTCAAACAAGATTTAGAATGGGACAAGATCGCCAACCTCATGCACACCACTATGGAAGCCGCAGGCGGACTTGGGTTGGCCGCTAATCAAGTCTCCGTTGGCATAAGGATGTTTGTGATGAGAGAACGCAAGTCATTTATCAATCCCAAAGTTGTTGAATTTTCCAAGACCACCACACTGACCGAAGAAGGATGCCTGTCATTTCCAAATCTTTTCATGACAGTGGAACGTCCAGAATGGGTAGTGGTAGAATGGTATGATGAACAATTAAAGAAATCAGTTGACAGATTCACGAATATATGGGCAAAATGTATACAGCATGAAATCGATCACTTGGATGGAAAACTCTTTATCGATAGAGTGAGCAAATTTAAATACGAAAGGGCAAAAAAGAAACAAGGTAAGTTAAATGATAGAACCAGATGATAAGTTAAAGAGTTTGTTTGACGATGCAGTCAAAGAAGCAAGGAAACACAAGCACGAATACATCACATTAGAGCACTTGCTGTTGTCCATAGTGTCGGATGAGGAGATTGCTAATCTTTGTAAACAAGCGAAAAAAATCAAATACGGTGACCTTATAACTGATCTGAAAAGCCATATCGAAACTAAACTCAACGAAATCAAAGTCAAAGACGATGTTTACCCTAAAAGGACTGCGGCCATAGATCGTATGGTCAACAGAGCATTCACACACGCCATCTTCGCAGGTCATGAAGCGGTGAGCAGTCTACACCTACTATCATCCATGTACTCAGAAACTAATTCACATGCCGTGTTTTATCTTTTAAAGAATGGACTCACTAAAAAAATAGTTGTGGATTACATGACAGAAGTCGGATCGGATCTTGGAGAAGAAACCGCCAGTCATGTGTCTTCGAAACAAGCGTCAAAGATTTTGAAACAATACACAGTCAATTTGAATGAACAGGCTAAAGCAAACAAAACGTTCACTTGCATAGGAAGACAAGACATAATAGACGAAATTACTCTGGTATTAGGAAGAAAGATCAAGAACAATGTGATCATGATCGGTGATCCTGGTGTAGGTAAGACTGCTGTTGCTGAAGGCCTTGCACACATGATAGTGAACAATCAGGTTCCAGAAGTGATCAAGGACCATACCATTTATTCTGTGGATGTGGGATCATTGATAGCAGGTTCCAAGTACAGGGGAGATTTTGAAGAACGTTTAAAAGTTTTGTTAGGTGTGTTAGAAAAAAATAACAAAGCAATCATGTTTATAGATGAAGCACACATGATGCATGGTGCAGGATCTGGTGGACAAGGTGGTGTCGACCTTGCCAATTTGCTAAAGCCACACTTGGCAAGGGGAGATTTAAAAGTTATTGCTTCGACAACTTGGGAAGAATACAGAAAGCATTTCGAAAAGGATCGTGCATTAATGAGAAGATTCGCCAAAGTCAACATTGAGGAACCGTCGATAGAACATGCCAAACAGATTATGTATGGTCTAAAAGATGAATTTGTTAGATTCCATAATGTGCAGGTAGATGACACAGCCATCGAAGCAAGCGTCGACTTGAGTGTGAAATACATCACTGATAGGCAACTGCCGGACAAGTCGATCGATGTGCTGGACAGGGCATGCGCCAAAGCAAAGATATTCGATGCCTTCAAAGATGTTCAACTAAAGGATGTGCAAGAACAAGTTTCTAAAATATCAGGAATCAAATTCGAATCCATAGTGCAAACCAAAACTGAATCCATGGAGAATCTTTCCGAACACATCAAGACACAGGTGTTCGGGCAAGATGAAGTGATAGACAAGATGGTGGACACTGTCTTGGTAGCACAAGCAGGATTGAAGCAAGAAAACAAACCGATAGGCTCTTTCTTGTGTGTGGGTCCAACAGGTTGTGGTAAGACCGAAACAGCAAGGAAATTAGCAGACGGGTTGAATCTTCCACTATTGAAATTCGACATGTCGGAGTACCAAGAGAAGCACTCAGTGGCCAAACTGATCGGTGCTCCTCCAGGATATGTAGGATACGATGATGGACAAACCGGATCAGGACAATTGATAAACGAATTAGAAAAACATCCTAACGCAGTGATATTGTTCGATGAAGTTGAGAAAGCACACAGAGATGTGATGACAATATTACTACAAGCCATGGATGACGCAACTATCACATCGTCCAACGGCAAAAAAGTAAATCTCGCTAATTCTATCATACTGTTGACATCCAACCTTGGTGCTGAAGATATGCAGTCCAACACACTCGGATTCATGGAGAACACAAACCATGATGGAGCAGTTGATATAAATGCTTACTTCTCACCTGAATTCAGAAATAGACTGGATGCTGTGTTGAGATTCAAGGCACTTGAAAAACCTGTCATGTTCGATATAATTGATAAATTTATTAATGAGTTGAACAACCAGATGAAAGACAAATCCATATCAATAAGGCTTGATGATACGGCAAAAGAACAATTAGTCGAAGAAGGATTCGATTCAAAGATGGGGGCGAGACCATTACAGAGGGTGATCAACACACGAATTAAATTGCCTTTATCTAAAAAAATATTATTCGAAGGCATATCGCACACAGATCTCACAGTGAGTTATGACAAGGATGAAAAGGATTTTACAATATCAAAATAAGGAGAAACAATGCCAATACCAGAAAAAATTATCATACCAGCCAGTAAAGATCCGGGACAAGGACACTTCTATGTCAGCATAGTCAAAAGCATGTTTAGATTTGTTGCCTCATTTTTGTTGGCATATGCAGGTTACAGATTATGGAGTGGCGAAATAGTCTACACCGACTTTTTTATAACCGAAGTTGGATTCCTAATGATGTGGTCCGGTGTGACACTTTTTGTTGCAGAAGCATTAGGAATAATAGAAGAAATAGTATAAAAAGAATCAAGGAGAATAAATGAAAAATAGAATATTAAAGTTCATGATAGAACATGAATACATCAAAACCAATTCCATGATTAACGCTACCATACAATCGCATGGTTTGGGAGGATCACCGGTCATACTCAAGAAGGACATCCTTTTCGAGGACAGCGCCATCACCCCCAAGGGAACGATTTACATCAAAGGATGTGATCCTGAGAATCTAAAAGAATATGTCGTAGGCTCTGCCAAGGTACACGCAGTAAACGGCATGGATGAGCCCACTATTAGAAGACTATTTCCTGAAATAGCCTAATAAATATACACATGCCCGTAACAGCAATCACCATTCAAAGCCAAGTTGATGCAAGCGATTCGTCAGCATCAACAGTATCAGACAAAGTTAAAGCAGATGGATACTATGGCAATGCCGATGGACTGCACACTGTGGCATACATTTGTTCTTCTGATTTCGTAGGAACCATCAAACTGCAAGCCTCGTTGGCCTCTGATCCTGCGTCCACAGATTGGTTCGACATAGACGGAACCTCGGTGGGGGATGGATCCAGCGTCGTGGCAACTACCTATAAGAATTTCACAGGCAATTTTGTATGGATCAGATCAGTGGTTGATGTTACCACAGGATCCGTAACCAAAATTTTACTTAATTATTAAATTCCATTATAACTAACTGCATGATAGCAGGAAAAGTATGGGGAACCACTGAATTAGTGGAACGCAACGGCGTTCTCGAATTCCACAGAATTGTAACCAAAAAAGGCGGAGTATGTTCTAAACATCTACACGAATTTAAGTGGAATGGATTCTTTGTCGAATCTGGATCACTAATGATTAGAGTTTGGCAATCAGACTATGATCTATGTGATGAAACTGTATTAAAAGCGGGTGATTACACCAAAGTAAAACCAGGACTCCTACACCAATTTGAGTGTTTGGAAGACTCTGTGGCGTATGAACTATATTGGGCAGAATTTCCGGAAAAAGACATCAAGAGAGACACTGTAGGCTTCCAAAAATAGCGGGTTTTACCACATTGACAGATCACTAATCTGTATTACAATATACGTATGACAAGATTAGTGAGTATTCTATTATTATCACTATTTTTAACAAACTGCGGAGGCAGTGGGGGAGGACCTGTTTCTATTTCTGTTCCAAATCCTACAAATATTTCAATCAGCACCGATGTGGTTTCTAATTCATTTGTCAGTGCTTTGATCGACATCGCCGACGACAAACAGATAGATATCAATGAAGCCTATCAAGCATTTCAATGGGTGGAACAGCATCCTAACTTTGATCCGAGTTCGCTGGCAAATGTCAACATAATAATCGACAGCCAAAGTATGACCTTGGAACAAGGCTATTATGCATTGAAAGGATTCAAAAAGAGGTATTATGATGGCAAGGAAAGTTTATGGTCTATGGCAGTTGAACAAGGCCAGTTCGACGATCAGTCAGCAGAATACATAGCAGTGCAACAGATAGTTGAGTATGACGATTCACTATCAAGCCAAGAAAGATTAGATTTATACAAAGATCAAGGACAAGGCCAAAAAGTTGTTGTCAGCACAAGCATTTCTCAGACAATTACAAACACAGATGTGGTTGTGGGCGAAAGTGTGATCACCACAGCGATCACCACAAGAAATGTTGTGGAATCTACACTGGACGGCACAGTGACCAAGACATATCAAACCACGACCACCACAACCAAAGTACCAACACACACAACAACCACCAGAGCCACAAGGACAACTTTTAATTGGTCGGATGGCACAACAACATCAACTGATTCAGACCCTGTTTCAGAAACAGTCACCACTTGGAGCGAAAGCGCCGATGTGGAAGAAGTATTGACTGCAACATCAACTGTGCCCGTAGGTGAAATATTTTTGACTGACGAGTACAACAGCACAGCATTGGATCAGATAGGAGCCTCATATGCCTATGCCAGAGGCTGGACTGGAGACGGTGTGATAGTTGGCATGATAGATTCAGGCATAGACACTGACCATGAAGATCTTGATTCTGATAGATTTTCAACCATCAATTACAGATTTGCTGGCACAGAAGATGACAATGGTCACGGCACGCATGTGGCTGGAATCATCGCCGGTGCAAAGAATGACATAGGCACACACGGTGTGGCCTATGATGCTGATCTTATTTCAATAAAATTGTGTTCGAGCAGTGGCAGATGTTCATTTTCCTATTTCGATGATGCCATGGTGGTGTTGAGCAATCAAGGCGCCGCTGTGGCCAACCTATCCGCTAACACATCGACAACAATCTTGACACAAATTGGTAGCACTGATGCTTACTACTTGCCCGGACAAACTTCCGTGGATGGTGTTGCAGATGCCACACTGTCGAATTATCAGACAGCGATCGACAATGGCATGATCATTGTGAACTCCGCAGGCAACTATGGGATGGATTACCCCATGATGCCTTCGCACTACGCCACCAGAGTGGATTCGAATGGTGACTTATATCTTAATGGACAATGGTTGATCGTGGGTGCTGTCGACTCCAACAATCAAATTGCTTCATGGTCCAACAAGGCGGGACACATCTGTTCCAATGTGGTGTACACGGACGGCGTTGCCACAGGCTGTGATGACACTTTCAACACCAAAGATTTCTTTGTGGTGGCACCAGGTGTGAACATTCTTTCCAGTGCCAACGGTGGTGGCACAACCACCAAGAGTGGAACTTCTATGGCGGCTCCTTATGTGACAGGATCTATCGCTGTGTTGAAACAGGCATGGCCACAACTGAGACCTGAACAACTGGTAGGATTAATCACATCAACCGCCCGAGACTTGGGAGCACCAGGAGTTGATGCTGTGTATGGACACGGATTGGTGGATTTGAATGAAGCAACCAAACCACAGGGTGACATAGTTGCTGTGCAACCTTCCGGAGCCATCAGTGCCATATCAGGTGGCATCGTGGGCGACTCATCCATGAGTGGGTTGGACAACATATCCGCAGTTTCATCCATAGTTGTGATGGATTCATATAACAGAGATTACTATGCCGATGACGACAATTTCACTTCCTTTCAATTGACCGAACAAGCACTGGGCAATCAATATGTCAACTATGAACCAGTGACAAAACTGCAAGGGGATGGCATGCTGTTTGCAATGAGTGAGAACGGCGATGATTGGCTGTATGGAAAATCAGTAGAACACTCAGACAAGTTGGACGTCACATACAGTTTTGGACGCATGAAACAGGACGGCAGTCTGTTGGGATCATCCTTCCAAGGATCATTCGCAATCAAGTCCAGCACCACAAATTATGTTGGGGCAGACATGAACTACTCAGTGACGGAAAAATGGACATGGAATAGTGGTTTTATTAGGGGATATTCGGACGTTAAATCTGCCAATGATTCATACATCACTGGATCTTCCAACATACAGTCACAATCATGGTATTTGGGGATGACCTATCAGAACATTAACAATCAATTCATTATCAAAATGGGTGAACAATTGAATGTCGTCGACGGTGATATCAATTATACCCTTCCAACAGCATATAATTGGACCGACAACTCGACCACATTCACAAGTGGTTCTGCTTCGGCAAAATCAAGCGAAGTTCCTAAGGTAGTGGAGTTGGCGTATTCCAAACAACTATCAGAATCATGGAATTTTTCTGCAAGTTCGAGGTACACTTTTGTTGAAGATAATGACTTGATGACGGCGAATTTGGGTGTGAAATATGTTTGGTAAGACATTGACAAAACTTAAATTTGCAATATACTAAAAGGATGATAAGATATATTTTATATTTTGTATTGATATGCATACCACTGCATGCAGGTGAATACCAAATTTTTCCTAAACAAGGAACCCACAATCCCAGGTGTCTTGAAAACGCACAATTCCAAGTTTCGGAATTAGATCATTTGTTGTCACCAAACAAAAACTTCAAATGGGTGACAATGAGACAAAAAAATGATTTTGATTATGCAAAAGTCAATAGAAACACAATCAGGAACCTTTCTTTTTATTGGAGCCAACCAACAAAACAAAATGCAGATCAATTTATCAGATATCTTTTAGAATTATATAATGATAAAAAATTCGCCAATGGTGTAGGTGGTGGTGACGGTATAGACAACGCAGGTAGATTGCAACCAGCCATATTTGCTTTGTATTTTTCTTATCATGCACTTCAATCAAACGGTCATTTGGACGACACACAGCAAGAAATATTTTTAGAAATGTTGGGATCTCGTTCAAAAAACTTGTTTGGATTCATCAACAGGGAAGCAAATCACACATATACCATGTCAAGATGCAGTAAAGGTGGAGACATTTTTGGATGTCAGAACCATACCTATGATGTTCAATTGACCAGGGTGCTGTACGGAGCCACTTTCAATGATCCAAAACACTTTCAACAAGGACAAAAAATATTTCATTTCGCGATAGACGACTTGCATGATGATGGAGCATTGTGGAGAGAAGCACAAAGAGGAGCATGGAGTTGGCACTACTATTCCAAGGGTCTTAATCTTTTAACAATCGTGGCCGAAATACACAGATCGAATGGTAAAGATCTTTATGATTACAGCAATAGCAATGGCCAAACTTTCCATGACGCAGTCAAGTTCTTGCTGGATGCAATGCACGATCATGAGATCATGTGGAAGCATGCGAGGAAAAACAAAGGATTAGATGGCAAAGGTCAACGCAAGGACTACAAAGATTTAGAATATTATCACATGCTAAAATTTAACGGCATGGATGGACACAATGGGTGGGCATATGTATATGTCAACAATTTTCCGGATCACCCCAACTCACAAAGGATTAAGGAAACAATACAACTGCAGGATGAGATAGAATGGTCTGCAGAAGGTTTGGATTTGGGTTGTTTTTATCCTGTACCGGTCTCTGAATATGGAGTAGACGGGCAGGACACAATCAACGACACAGAGATGGTCACCAAATTTACATGGGAGAAAAATTAATGATAGAAACAGTCAAAGTACACTGCACAGATAACAACAAATGGGTTGATTTGGAAATACTCAATCACACGGATGGATGGTTAGTAGGATTACTGAAACCGGGTGATCTTAAATTGACATTAAGGAAGGTCAAACCCAAATTGTACGTGGGTAGTCTAAACGGTTATGAATTTGTCTACAAAGAAGATTAATGTAGGCATCATAGGCAGTTCGTTTTCCACAGGTAGGAGCGAGTTAAACTATAAGTTCGAGAATATTTTCCACTCTCTCACTTCGGACTTTCACTTCCACAATCTCGCATGCGGTGGCAAGGGATCTGAAAAGTATCTTCAATCTGTGGTAAGACTCAAGGAAAAACACGATATAGATTGCCTGTTGATGGAATTGTGTTACAATAGAGCATCTATTAATGTACCATTATCTGAAAATTTTACCTTAGACGATTCCGAATACGATCTAAATTGGATAACCGAATCTTATTACGCACCTCAAGGATTCCAAAGTTGGGAAGTTCATCTGCAACACGATGACGGAGTGTTTCCGTTGTGGCAGGAAAGGCCGTTCATCAGAGACATGACCTGGGAAGAACAGTCCAAGAAACTTAACATCGTTTCTGGAATCAGAGATGTGCAGAAATGGCAAAAATTCCAACTGGAGATAGCATCCAACTACAAGATGCGCCAAACACTGTCTGTGATAGACTATCAATCTGTGGTTAGCCTCTGCAGGCAACTGGACATAAAATTAGTGAGTTGGAGCCACAATTCAAACACAGAATTTACAGTCAAATGCTTCCGTGACTTGTTGCCCGATCTAAACCGTGTTCAATTCGGTGATCATGATAATGCACAGGACTATTACATGAACATACACCATGGGGAGATACTGTGTGACGGTTGCCATTTCACCATGCAGATAGATGAGCAAATGGTCAGAGATCATCTTTTTCCAGCAGTGCAATCAAGGTTTGAACGCAATAAATAGTATATCATGCATGACGAAAATCTAAAAGACGCTATTTTTAATTCAGTTTTCGGTGATGAGGACATGTATCGCAGGCATTATGTCCCCACTGTTATGTACTTGAGAAAAAATCCTGAGGACAAAACAAGGGTCCAGGAACTTGTGGACAATGCTACCATGCGTTTTTGTAAGGCCAACAAATTGGATTACCAGAGCATTCCATCAGAAGCCAAAGAAGAATTGACAGCGGACATTTACAACGAGATAGTACAAAATGAAATTAATAGAGGTAGATAATCCCACAGCGGCGTTCGTGTTCGGTAGATTCAATCCACCTACCATAGGACACAAAAAATTGTTTGACAAAGTCAAAACAGTAAGCGATGTCTACTTTGTGTTTGTTTCGCCCACACAAGATCCTAAGAAAAATCCACTGAACAGGGATCAAAAGATAGCAATAATTAATAAGCAATTTCCAGAAGCAGGCGATCATATCATCAATGACCCCAGCATAAGAACCATCATCGATGTGATGAAATTTTTACAACAAGCAGGACACAAGCGAGTGGCCATGGTGGTGGGTTCAGATAGAACCAAAGCATTCAACGACTTGTTAGCAAAATACAATGGACAGGAATACAACTTTGATTCTATCGATGTGATATCAGCGGGCGACAGAGATCCAGACTCCGAAGGTGTTACGGGTGTCTCAGCAAGTAAGGCACGTGAAGCGGCGGTGGCTGGTGACTATGAAACATTCAAGAAAATGTTTGTGGGCAACGAAGGGTTGAAGAAAAATATCTACAAGGCAGTGAGAACTGGTATGGGTGTCAAAGAAGAAGCCGCTGGTGTTGGTATTGTTACCAAACAGAACACAACACCCGATGTTAATAAAAAAACACTGGGCAAGATAATGAAAGCACTGCGCCTAAAATGAACTTGTATGAGTTAGAAACCACGGTTAAATCGCCCATTTTGTATGTGGACATGGATGGTGTGTTGGCGGATTTTTACGGCCCATTCAACAAGATGGCAGGTGTGGCATCGTGGAAAGATGCCTCAAAGGATACAGTCAGCCAGGTGCTGAAGGACATCACCAAGCAGAAGGATTTTTGGATAAACTTGGGTGTGCTGTCAGACGTGCCGAGATTGATGTCGGCCATATCGGCCATAGCAGATGGCAATTACACCATATTGAGCAAGGCACTCGCTGGAGACAGCAGGGTGGTTGAACAGAAAAAACAATGGGTCAACAAGTTGCCCATCAAACCCCAAAAGACCATCATCATGCCGGCCACAGCCGACAAGGGAAAATATGCTGTGCAGGCAGATGGAACACCCAATGTTCTCATCGATGACTTCGGCTACAACATCAAATCATGGCGGAATGCTGGCGGAATAGGCATACATCACAGCAACGGAACCATAAACCAAACCATCGATCAGCTCAAAACAGCTTTCTCAAAAAAATAAATATTTTTATGCGATTCTTAGAATTCCAGATCAACGAGGGCATGAGTTTCCATGCATACAAGAAAGACCCCCAAAAAGGATATTGGATGATGGTAACTGGTGACGAATCACAATACCAGGATGATGTCTACAAACATGATTTCAAAGGAGATCACAAGGACCACGTTAATCCTAAGTACAAAGAAGAGCATGATTTACACTTGTCCAACATGAGTTGGTATGACATATTTGACGTCATAGGTTATGATGTTGATGACAACATACCTATAAGCGAATTCATCGCAAGGACCACACAATGGTTGCAAAAAAATTTAGGCAAACCATCCAAAGAAGTACCAGATCAAGTTGATCAAAACCCGGGCGGACCCACCATGATAGGCGGGGGCAAACCAGAAGGCTACTACAACAGAGTTATCAAACAGATGAATCAGATCGCACGTGATGGCCAAGCAATGGGGGCCACACACGTGGGAGCAAATTGATAACAAAAATATCTCTAATCGTTTACATGATCACTGCTGTTATGATCGGACCAAATGGTGAAAAACTGAATCCTCGCTATGAAAGATTAATCTTCGACACTCTCGAACAATGCCAAATGGCCTTGGCAAATCCAGATGTGTCCATGGCCATGTCCACTTCAGTGCAACTTGCTTATCCAGGATATCTATTGGAACAGATAGGGTGTGGTGCGTGGAACATGGAAGACGATATCGACTCTCCATTAGAACTCCAGTCATAAAAAAAGGGCACAGTTTCCTGCGCCCTTCTTAATTTTATCTTTTTATTATGCTTGTGTTTCTTGGAACGATATCTGCACGTCACAAGATCCTGAACCCGATCTCGTTGTTGGTCGAATGTTGATAGCCAAAATCTCAGGACCATCTGGGTAAACACCTCTGCCCGGTATGGCCGAAGCTGCCAGTTCCTTAATAGATGACAGATCTAATGTACCAGAGTTGGTAGTGTTGACCGGTATCGCAAACACACGCTCACCACCTGTGGCCGCAATGCCGCCATCTGTGAAAGCAATGTCATTGGGGTCAGCGTACTGCACGAAGGATGGTTGGAAACCGTTCGCCTCTGTGTCTAATCCCTGCCATTGTGTGTTCTCAGCATCGATGTTTGTGGAGTTCAATTCACCTGTGATCAGATATCTTCGTCCTGACACGTTGATCCTTAGGAAGTTTAGGAGCAACTGCGCCTTGTTGACCAAGTCCCTGTCACCTATGTCACCAGTGATCGAGTTCGAAACCGATGGAGCCAATCTCATCACGATGATGGTTCTGTCCGCTGAACCCGAAGTTGAGAAGTTCTGCACGTTGATCGTAAAGTTGTAACCTCTGTCTGTTTGGAAACCACCGTCCATGATCAACGCAGATCCCCAGTGTGACACAGTCGGTGTACAAGTGTTACCTATCAGATAAACACCATCACCATCTGCGTGACCGGCAGCTGAACCCTTAGTGAAAGATCTCAACTGACCATCTGACCATTGTGTCAGTGTGGCTGATCGAGTCAATCCTGTTAGATTGTTGCCAGACTTGCCTGTGTATCGGATCACTTCATTGTTGATGCCGATGTGTACTGGATTCGCCACTGATGCTGTTGGAAAGTGTGTGGCATCCACAACAGTCAGCGTGGTCGATCCTGCCTCAATGTCGCCAACCAATCTGGATCTACCCGCAGTGTTGGTCACACAATACTTGACAGGTGTGTTACCTGAACGCATGTATGCTTCGTAGTTCACGTTGTTGTTCTTGATTCTGTGACAGTGTAGGTACTTGCCGCCCTGGCCTCTCATGCCGTATTGGATGTAACCAGCACCGTACCATGTGTACTCGATGAAAAACATCTGCATCTTTGTGACATCGAACACGAATCCTGAAGGACCTGTGCCATCACACTTGTCGATGTTCCACTTGCTCTGTGGAATACGCTGTTCTTCGATCAGTGTCAATTTAACGTTCTGTTGGTTTCTTCTGCCTCTGAAAGCAGGCGAAACGATCAATGTGTTGTTGTCTGTGATCTGCTGGATGGTGTGTGTCATTCCCCTGATGATCACTTGATCTGATACTTTACACTGTTCTGTGAATCTGCAGTCACCGTCACCAGTTACTTCTGTGGAATCCGCTTCCACGCTCACAGTACCTGCGAGTTGAAGTGTGGATCTTCTCTTGACCACATTGATTGTGACACCGTCATATTCGAATAATGTGCCATTTTGGTCATCGAAAAGTCCCAATTGGATGGAAGAACCGTACCAATTCTTGACAGTACACCTTGGCTCTGAACCAAGTTCTGGCTGTGTGGAATCCAGTGCCGCTTGTGCTTCTATGATGAATGATGTGTCTGACACGATGGATTCGACCACATAGTCACCGTTCCAACCTGAAGTTGTGATGCCTGATATGTTCACTGTGGCACCAGCGTTCAAGCCATGGTATCTGTCCAACACCACTGTGATGTTGGCTTCGCCACTGCCTGTGGAGTCTGATGACAGAGTTGTGATGTCAAATGTCGGACACAGGATCGAACCTGTGCTGAACACGAGACCCTTACCTGACTGGTATCTAAAGTATTTTCTTGACTGTCTTGATGCCAACGAACCATGCGATGGTGTTCCGTTACCAATCAACACACCACCGTCGAACGGTCTGTGTACGAAGAAAGTGTTGTCCTTGACCGTGATCGTACCTGTCAGCGTGCCACTCACTGCCGCACCGCCTTTGGCTTGGTATGTGAATGTTGTGGGTGAAGGTATCGTAAGTATAGGAAATGATCCTTCGGCATATTCTTCATTGGTTGCAGAGTTCAACTGCACCAACACCAAGTTGCCTGGTTGCATGCCGTGTGCTGTCTTGGTTGTGACAGTTATGGTCGAAGGTGTTGATCCATCTGACGCGATCGGAGTGGTGTCCGCCAAGTTCAATTGAGCACCTGTGTATCTGCCCGCTTGTCTAACTGACGTAGACGATGTGTTTAAAACATCACCCGCTGTCAGTCCTGTTGCTCTTTTTGGATAGTAGAAGAAATAGTTGGTCTCCGCATTGTGGATGAAGTATCTACCGTTGGCATCTGTGTCTGCCAATTCCTGGATGGAAATGTAAGATTCAGCGGTCAAACCGTGTGCTGAAATGTGTACGCCCACCTGTGGAAGGTTGGCATTACCGTTGTCGAACACACCTGTTAGGTAAACCAACAGTGATCCCACTCCCGCTGATGACAGTGCTGATGTTCCCAAAGCACCTCTGCTGATGGTCTGAGCACCGTTCACTGAACGTGATGTGGATGTCATTTTGACAATTTCTCTAGTTGCAGAAATTTCTGCGATCACAGTACCAGCCGAGTAAGATGGCAAAGGTTCTGTGTTGAACTGACCTCTGTTGATGGTCAACTGTGTGGCAGAATCTATGGAGAAGATCTTACCGATCTCCAACTTGTTGATTCTTCTGGCTGTGTTGCCTGATGTGATGTTTGCTCCAGCGGCATTAGAACCGTTGACCTGTCTGGTCACAGTCAATGTGTTTGTCGACTTGGCAGATACAGCCATGATCTCATACACATTCGATGTGTCTGTCTGCACCATGATGTAGTCACCGTCCGAGAAACCTGTGCCAGATGCTAAGTTAACGGATGTAGTTCCTGTGGATGTGATGTTTGTGGAAACGGTTGATCCCACGAATGATGAATCACCTGAATCAGGATTGTCATACATGATCACATAGTCGCCTACAGTGAATCCTGATGAGTCTGCCACAGAGAATGTTCTGCCTGTGGCTCCTAAAACAGCTGCTGTGCTGTAGTTGGTTGTGCCCGAAACTGTCATCAAACAACCATAGTCGTTGTTGGCCCATGGTGTGTCGCCAGTCTCTTGGTTAGAAAGAGCGATGGATGTGTCACCTGCAGACCCAATGGTGTTGTCAGCGGCAAGATGAGTGACGTAACCTGCTTCAGGTAATCTAAGATCCGATCCAGCAAACTCGTACAGACCTGGTCTGTCTGAAACTGTCACCACTGACTGCCATTTTGTGTTCTGGAGACCGTATTCGAAGTCAGCGTCAAGTAGTGCTTCCGGATTGGACACCCTCATACGCTCAACAGCGTCAACGCCGAAAGCGTAAGGTATGATTGTGAATTCTTGATTTTCTACATATATCAACAGCTCATCGCCGGCACTCATGGATGAAGTGTTGTAGTCAAGCGTTACTGTGGTAACACCATCCTGTGATTCCGGAAAATCCGAATCCACTGCTTGAGATGTTGACACAGTTCCCCCCAGGCCTGAGTCTGAGAAGTTGTAGATGTTGATGTTATCTGTTGTGTTGTAGATAACTAAAATGTCTTTCTTTTCATATGTTCCCGAGAATTTGACCGTGCCAGTTCCAACTCCTCCTGGTGTGAACACATAATATCTTATTTGTTTTCTTGCCATTGTTTTTTATACTCCGAATACTATACTGTCTCCCAGTAATTTACCGTTTAGTGCCGCAGAGAACTTGCCTCTTTGGATTGTGTTGTTTACGATTTTTGCATTGGTCACTGTGTTGTCTGATGGTGTACCAGTGTCCAACACGTCTCCTAAAATTACTGCAAAAAAAGTCTGTCCATTAGTTGGAGCAGTAGTAAAAGTGAATGTTGCGTCAGTCACTGTGAAATCTACGCCCGGTTCTAATAAAACTCCGTTCTTAGCACACATGATCACATTTGCGTTCTGTGGTTGGTAGTCTGAACCTCCCACTTGGATTGTGAACTGTGTGGTCGACCCATCAAAAGAAGCCTGGATGGAGTCCATCTTTCTGAAAGCTCCTACTGTTGGTGTATTTCCTAAGTATGCCATGTTATAATCTCCCTACCACAACTTCGATTGTTGATTGTTCGGCGTCTGTGCTTTCCAATGCCTTGCCGATCACTGATCCTATGCTTGGATTGGCTTCTGCTCTGGCATAACCGCCGCCCGCTGATACCATCATGTCACCCTTGGCCACTGGACCTTTGACCTTGCATGGAACTCTGCCTGATAGGGCCAAGTCGATCACATGGTCTCCTTCGAGTCCTGCATTCATCAAGTGTGCTGGTCTTGTGGAAACCACGCCCGCAACTTTTTTGCAAGCATCTGTGTCGCACAGTGTGACTTCTGCATCACCACCAAACATTAAAACTGTGCCTGGCTCGTAGTCTGCGTCTGCTGTGTATTTTTCCGCCAAGTCCGCGTAGAAGGCTGTGGTCGCTGTGAGTGAACCTGATCCACCCACGTTTAGGTTACCGCCCACTGCCGCACCACCTGTTACAATAAGTGCACCTGATGATGTGTTTGTGGAAGCTGTGGAAGCTGTGATTTCCAAGTTGCCCAACACGAAATCAGCCGCTGAATATGTTGAATCTGTGGTGTCCACTGTGGTTGTGGGTTCTGGAATCAAGTTGTCGAACAGTTTCCATTTGCCATCAGTGACGTCTCTAAAAATACCTGTGTGTCTGGTGTTGGCACCATCGTTGTACTGTCCAACCAAACCCTGGTCCACAGAGTCACCTGCGTTTGTGCTGGCAACAAATATGAACGGATCTGTAACCGCCAATGAATCCGATGATGTGGTTGTGAATGTGCCGTTGACTATGAAATCACCAGTGACCTGCATGTCTCCACCCACAAATAAATTTTCTGCTATGCCAGCTCCTCCCGACACCACCAAAGAACCCGATGATGTGCTGGTCGAAGTTGTTGTGCTTGTTGCGTAAACTGTGTCACCCACATATAATTTTTGTGTGATACCAACACCACCCGCCACTTGCAGTGCACCTGTTGTGGTGCTGGATGCTGTGATGGAGTTGTTGATCTCTACCCTCTTGTTTCCGTTGGTAACGAAACCAAGTCTTGATGTGGATGGGAAATAAATTCCTGTTGAGTTCTGACTGACGTGATTGATGGTCGGCGAACCCTCAGAACCTGCTTGGAAAGAAGTCGTGTCCAGTGTCACTGTCTGCAGAGAACCCGCTCTGTATACCACTGTGATGGAGGATGAATCCGCCGGCACAGCTCCCGCACCAAAAGTCAGTGCTGTTCCTGTCGCTGTGTAATCCGTGGTCGGAATCTGCAGAGTGTTGCCCACCTGCACTTGGATGTCATTTTCTGTTCCAACGCTTCTGTCCAGTGTGAAAGATCTATTTGAACCATCACCTGTGAAAGTTTGCTGTGATGATATCAATAATGTTTCTTTAGGTGTTAAACCTATGTAAGCCATTATGTTATCTCCATTATGCTCATTATGGCATCACATGATGCCGATGCTGATGAATTCACTTTGATGGAGTGTCCTGCTTCCAAAACAACTTTTTGATCTCCACCGATAGCTACCAATGAAGCACCCGCTGAAACAGGAGCATCTTTGATGATGTAGTAATCTGTTGAACCATCGTTCAGTGTGACTTCGACGTTAATCGCTGTGCCTGTTGTGTTTGCCACACTCAACCCCACCACAACAACTGTGGTAGTTGAATCCGCAGGCACCACGTAACCACCCACTGCTGTGAGCGATGTGCCTATGCCTGAGGAAAATTTGTTAAAAAATGTATTTGCCATGTCCTTTTTATCCTAACGCTATGCTTAATGCTGTGGCATCGTCTGTGGTAGCCGCTGTGATGCCGTTTATAGTTACGCTACTCGCCGCCACAGTAGCTGCTGTGAGATTGGCTGCCGCAGAGTCGTCAGCATTTCTCACTAATAAAGTGCCAGAGCTATCTTTTACGATAACAGCGTTGTTTATCTTGATATCAGTACCGACGATGTCGAGTCCGTTATGCACTCTAAAGTTTTTTGTAGCCATCTGATCTTATACTCCTTGGTCATATAGTGTATAGTCATACATGGTTATGGGAATAGCGTGTTTAAAAGAAAGGGCCTATGCCCGTTTTTTTAATGCCTGCCATGTTCTCATATATCCCAATGACAATATTACTCAGATATTTATAATTTCCATCATGGTTTTTTGATCTAAGACTTCAAACACAATTAAATACACACATGCGACTGAAAGAGATTGTGAAAATGGGACATCATCCGTCTGTGTTGCGTTATCCATATCGTGTAAAGACCAAAAATGGCAAGGTTATATTAGTGCGTGATCCCAGCAAAGGCCTCAAGAAGTGAGATTAGAAGAATTCAACATCAATGAATCCGAATCCAATAAGCTGGTACACGGAACCACCAGGGGAGTTTTCAACGAAGTGTTGCTGGCATTGGCTGTTGGTGCAAAATTTTTCAGGGGACAAGCACCGGTTGAGCGAAAACACGTAGAAGAACTGATGTCTATGTTGAGGAAAAACCCTGATAGAAGAATCACTGGCAGGAACCCGGAAGGTGATCCCATAGAGATCGTCATAGGTGACACCGGAGAAACGCTGGGCAAAGACATCCAAGAACCAGAAAATTTAGTGAAGATGGTAGGACAGCTTGCAGGCGACATCATGTTTGCAAACTCGGACGAAGTTTCCGTGAAATTGGCCAAGAAATACGCCACAAATGGCAAGCCCGACAAAGTGCTCGTCAAACAGATGGGCGGTGAAAGATCCAAAACTGATGTGGCACTAATATATGTGCAACCGGACGGTTCTCAAAAAAGACTCCACGGCATCAGCGCCAAGACATACAGTCCGAGGCTGGACAACAAAGATGTCAACACGTTGGCGACAGCAAAGCAGTATTTCAGCAATCTCGGTGTCAACATCGATGTGACCAGATACAAAGAATTTGACCGTACCAAGAGCGCCACCAAAGAATTTTCTTCCATGTTCAAACAAGCCGAGGCACAGCTCAAGACACAGTTGGCGGCCGACAATGACTCTCAGGAAAGAAAATTTGTTGGTAATATGATCGACTTTGTCAAGTCTGCCATGACCGGGGGCGACGATTTAATCCTTGTTGATGTGGAAGATGGAGCGTTCAGCACACTCAAATTCGAATTACTGCTGAAAAACTTACAAAATGTCGATTTGGATGTTGCACTCAAGAAACAAACTGCAACTTCACAACAACCCGAACTATATGTTTATGACAAAAATCTTGGCGCAAAAGCAGGACTTTTGATGGTGGTGAGGTACAACATGATTGCACCGAAGTCACATCGACCTGGCAGGCACAGACTGTTCATAGAGGGCGGTTCTCTGTTCAAAAACCTTGCTACATACATGAAAAAACAAGCATCAGACCAGGAATAATCACAGAGCACGGCTAATAAATACCTTTATGTCAGACCACAACCACACAATTGATTTTTTCAAGAAGGCTCTCAGTGCTATCAATGTAGTAGAACAGCCGATCACATATCAAGATTACATCAACAACAGAGAAACAACCACAGAAGCAGTGGACAAGTCAGCACTCCGAGATTGGTTCAACAAATATAAAAAATATGAAGGTGTCAACGCAGATGAGTTGCCAGCAGGCATGTTGAAGGCCTACATAGACACAGGAATTTTGACTGACGGTGTAGAAGCCAACGAATTTGCAAAGGCAGTTGAAGCCATGGGCGGTGACAGAGACGAAGCAGAACAAGATCTATTTGCTAATCCAGAAAAATTTGCCAAAATGTTGCCCATCACACATGCCATGCAAGAAGACTACAAGAAAGCAATGGGTGTGTCTGAAATTGACGAAGACAATTGCAGAGAAGCGGCAAAGATTTTAGGCGACGATGTTGTGGGTTTTGGCATAGCAGAAGACATCATCAACGAAATGGGTGATGAGGAAACAGAATTATTATCAGGTGTCAGAGATGAAGACAACATTCTTATTGTACAACGTGGCGACAATGCCGATGACATAGATGAAGATCCAAGGGTAATAGGCGAATTGTATGCTTCTGAAAAATATTCAGAAGATGACATCAAAAAAGCCATAGCAGATTATTTAAAAAGCAAAAACTTAGATACTAATTTTTATTATGACTCAACACCTAATGACTATTACAATAAAGAAACTGTGGATGGCAGACCATTCAGAGCAGAAGTTAGTTTACACTGGTTGGGTGACATGGGCGAAAGCGTTGAAGAAGACGATGATGAATATGATCAACCAGCGTCTCGACCAGAAGCGGAAATGGTGGACAATCAGATTGCTTTCATCAAATATGCTGTGGACGAAATCGAAGACAACGTCAAAGCAGGCGGAGAGTTTCCAGAATGGTTCCAGAACAAACTGAGCGGTGTTCATGAGACCATCAAAATGTTACACGCTTACATGGAAGGTGAGCGTAGGAGTGACGACCAAGGTGAAGAAGAAATGGGCGAGAAAGCTCCTCCAGGCAGAGAAAAACAAGTTAAGAAACTCAAGAAAAAATTTGATGACCCAGGGGCACCATATGCCATTGCCTGGGCTCAACACAACAAGCACGGTAAACCGAGCAAAGAGTCAATAGGAGAATCAACAATGACTGACACAAACAAAAAGAAGCTGAACGAGGGTATCAGAGTCCAAACCGATTCATTGGAAGATTCAATCGCCCTTATGACCATACTAAAAAATGCTGGACTTGATCCACAGCAGATGAACATTCAACAATCACCCTCAATGAATGCTCCTGCTCCGGATATGACTCCAGATGTGCCTGCGGAAATTCCAGGCGAAGAGCCAATGGATGTGCCGATGGATGAACCAGAAGCAGAAGCATTTGATAATGCTCCAGATGAAAAGATGTTGGACAAAGATGACTATGAATTAAAAAGAAACAAAGTTCCAAATTCAAAAATGGGATCAGCATCTGCCAAACAGGGAGACAATCCACTGGAAGCCATTGAAGAAATTGCCAAACAACTTAACAAAGAATATGAATTATTCAAAGAAGGCAGAGTCAAAGACTGGATGCTGGATATGGAAGCTGATGCCGCTGACATGAGCAAACAAGAGTTCATCAAAACACATAGCGAAAAGTATGCCTACATCTGGGACAGGGTTCAAGCAGAACTTAAAGGCGAAACCAACGAGGCTAAAAAAGCAAAACCTGATTTCCTTGATGTTGACAAAGATGGCGATAAAAAAGAGCCAATGAAAAAAGCACTCAAAGACAAAGATAAAAAGTAATGCATCTTGCCGAACTCTACACAGTTGAACTGTTAGAGGCATGGACCAAGAAGTACAAGAAATCAATAAATTGTTCTAATCCAAAAGGATTTTCACAGCGAGCTCATTGTGCTGGTAGGAAAAAACGTCAGTCAGGCAGTTCAACCAAATCAAAATCTGTAAGTTAGATTAGATATCTTCCACCCTGGGCATCCATCAAGAAAAAATTGAGTGTGATTCTATTTGAAGTTTGACTGCTTTCATATGAATGCCAGGTGTTGCCTTTCTTGCCACAGAACACAAATGTTGAGTTTGGAACCCAAGGTGATTCCTTCACAAATGTGCTGGGGTCTTTGGTTTCATACATCTTGGTTCCAACATTTTTCTGGGGAGTGATGTAAGTCACACTGCTCCAGAATTTGGATTGTTTTTCTTCGTGTATTTCAAAACGATAGGGCAGTGGTGGTGTGATCGAGATGTAGGCATACACAGTGTGGTCGGGATACCAACGTGGCTTGTAGTACAATCCTTTGGTCAATGCCTTTGCGTTGTCATAAATGTGTTGAGCCACGTCTCGGATTTCGTCATACAAGGTTATGCCATATCCGGTGAAATCCTCGGGCATGATGAACTTGAGTTGGCCATCAGTTTCCATGTCCAAAAATTGTTTGCATTGATCCACTAACTGTTGGAACATAAGATCTGGCAGGGTGTCTTGGACTATTTGATGATCCCAAGGTGTGCTGTCTATCGGTGTGTTCAAAACAGCATCTACAAAGCGTTTTCCCGTCATACATATAATTATAGCAATGATTACTGACCTATATTCAAATGGATGTTCATTCAATACCACCAACGGAAAGGCCTACATAAAGGAGTTTCCTGGACAGATATTGAGTGATCATTTTGGTTTGAAACTGCATCACTTTGCACGAGGAGGCAGGGGCAACTACAGGATAGATGTGGTCACAAAAATATTCTTCGAAACCTACCCTAAATTCAAACCCAACACGCTGGCACTGATAGAATGGACGTCACCCTTCAGGAGAGATTATCCAACCAACGACCACTGGAAACCACACCCACAGCAATCCACCACATGGAGGACTTGGCAAACGATAAACGAAATTAAATTCATCAAGACCCAACCAGGATATGATCTGGACCAAGATCATTCACTGTTCATGCTGAACACCATGTTGAATCTCCAAACATATTTCAAACACAACAACATCAAGTATGTGATGTATCATGGACTTCCATCTGAGATCGACACCAGTTTCCAGGATCACGATGTTTTGCACAAATCCATTGATTGGAATCACGTCTACAACCCAACCACCAGCCAATTGGATTTCGTCAACGAGAATGGATTAAGGGTCAGCCTTGATGACAGGCACCCCAACTCGCAAGGTCATATTCAATGGTCGGATCAATTGATAGAATTTTGTAAAAAACTTTACCCAGGCTTACAAAAATAAAAATATGGCTGATTATTCTTCCATAGTCAACTCACTGCAAATTGAAATAACTTCATACTGTAACGCCTTTTGTCCAGGTTGTGGTAGGAACTACAAGGGTGGCGAAACCATCCCAGAATTAAATTTAAAACACATAGATCTTGACCTTTGGAAAAAAATATTAAATGATGATTTTTTCACACAGAAAGTAAAAATAATAAGTTTGAATGGTATGTTCGGCGATCCTTTGATGCATCCAAAGATATATCAAATGGTGGAACTACTTCCTAAAAACTTGTACATAGAAATTCATACTAATGGTAGCATAAGAAATCCTGAATTTTGGTCTAAGTTTGGAGTGCTTTTATCACAGTTTGATGAACATAGTTTAATTTGGGGCATCGATGGGTTGGAAGACACCAACCATTTGTATCGTAGGGGCACAAAATGGTCTAACATAATCAAAAATTTAGAAGCATTCAACAGTGCTGGAGGAATGTCGGAATGGTGGATGACTGTTTTCCAACACAACAAACATCAAATCTTAGAGACAAAGAAACTTGCTTTGGAATTAAATTGTAAAACTTTTTCAACCAGAGAATCATACAGTGATCGACTGTATGCCAAAAATTACAGAGATATGCCCAGCCATGACTGCGTTGCTGTGAGCCAAGAAGAAATTGAAAGCATTCTTGGTGATAATACTTTTATAGACGTGAATGAGTTCGACAATGATAATGTAATTAATATCTGTCCATGGTTGTCCACAAGATTCGTACAGATCGACAGCAACGGAAAAATTTGGCCTTGTTGCTATACCAGTGAACAACCTGTCACTAAAGCAAATTATGATGACATATGGACTTTTCCTAACATCGAAAATGATCTAAATGTCATGACTTTTGAGGAAATTTTCCAAGGAGAATTTTTTAAAAATACCATAGATGATGTTTGGTCACAAAAAAAATCTCAAATGTGTAATTCATGCATCAGCGGTGTCAAACCTTAAACAGTAAATATATTAAATGAAGATTCAAGAAATTATTGCAGAAAACTTTGCTGACGGTAAAAAAAAGGGTAAAAGTCGTCCGGGCAGAGTGAAGCGAGCAGGTGCATCCTGCAAGGGTTCTGTGACATCATTGAGGGCAAAAGCTAAAAAAGCATCAGGTGAACGAGCGAAAATGTATCACTGGTGCGCCAACATGAAATCTGGAAGGAATAAGTAACAGTATGAAGATGAGAGAAATTTTTGAACGTAAAGTATCCGAGCAAGCCACAGCAGGCGCGACTTCTTCCGGCAACATAGCCTCAGTGGTCAACCCCCATCTATCACCAGGACCGGCCAGAGGTAAGAAATCTTACATAGGTTCGCCGGGTAAATCAGGCACAAAATCTCCCCCACAACCAAAACCAAAAAAACAAAAACCAACAGACAACGCACTGGACTCTAATGTTTCTTTCTTTGGTGCGACAATAAAAAGATAGAAATATCCAACTAAATCGTTTATAATTGTTAAATGTCCGAAGAGATCATACAGTATAGTCCTGATTGGAAATCACACATCACAGAGTTTGTGGCACAGGCCATGAAGGAAGGCAGTGAACAAACATTCTACAAGAACAAAATGGACCTGGACAACATCCAAGGTAGCATATGGATGGCTGTGGTCGATGGCAAGGTCGTCAGCGTTTCGTACGCACAGGAAAGCCACATAACGGGTACTCCCGAATCGTTGAGAGCTTGCAGATATCACATCCTCAAGGCCCACAGGCACGGTCGATATGGGTTCAAGATGATGAAGAAGCAGATCGAATGGGGAAGGCAACAGGGTTACAAGCACTACTATTGGACCTGCGACGTCAAGGACAAAGCAAAGAATAGTCTGTACCAACACAAGAGGAGATATGTGTTCACCAAAGATGACAAATGGTTCGATGACAAAGACTATGTACAACTAAAGTTGGAAACAAATTTGTTGTTTCATGATTCGCCCAAGTCAGACATGTTGCAGTTCATATACTCATACTACATAGATCCAAAATACACATGGAATCCTATCAAATCTGTGATAAAACACAACCACACAGGGCAAGACATACCAGTGGAAGAAATCTTACAATGCGAGTACAGTTAGGAACCATATCAGTCATACACGAAACTTGGTTGCCCTACGCTTCCGCATGCCTGATCAGTTACTGCAACAAGATTCCTCAAATCAAATCCAAGTTCACGTTCAATGATCCATTGTACAAGTACAGACCTATGGAAGAATACAACAACATATTCCAAGAGTCCGGTGTGTTTGGTCTCACCTGTTATGTGTGGAACCAATCCTACAACGATCAACTCATGCAACACTACAAGTCGATCAACCCCGGCGGCATCACCATGTACGGTGGACCCAATGTGCCGGAGGATCCGGAGTTGGCCCAGCAGTTCGCAGATGAAAGGCCATGGGTCGACATATTTTGGGTGGGTCCTGGAGAAAAATTGATCAGCGAGTTCCTGCTGAACATGGACCAACCGTTGCACACGCATCAAGGATCATTTGGCAGGACATGGAACAATGTTCAAGTTGGCAGGAAGTTGTATCAGATAGCACCAGAAGAGATGCCCACACCCTACATAGATGGCGTGTTCGATTCCATACTGGCGGAAGAGAAACGAGTCAAGGCATCTTTCGAGACCAATCGGGGATGCCCCTACAAGTGTGCATTCTGTGACTGGGGCGGACAGGCGAGATCAAAAGTCACAAAATTTGATTTGGACAGGGTGTATGAACAACTGGACTTTATATACAACAGGAAAAACATCGCCGAATTGGAGATACTTGACGCGAACTTTGGCATGCTGGAGCGAGATCTTGAAGTGGTCAAACAGATGAAACAGCACAAGGATGCCACGGGAAACAATCCCAAGATATCCTACTCCGGTCTTGCAAAAAATGGATCCAAATGGTTGCCTGAGATAATAGACATCATCCATCATGACCTTGATGCTGACCAACGCAACCTAAAAGTGAGTTTCCAAACACACTCAGAAAAAACATTGGAAACCATAAATCGTGCCAACATCAAGAACGACAAGTTGATTCCATTGATAGAGTCATTCAAACAGAAAGGCTTGCCAGTGACGTCGGAAATGATCATAGCACTGCCAGGTGAAACAGCAGACTCTTGGTTGTACACACTGCAAAAGGATTACGAGCTGGGCATCGATTTCATGCGTACATACTTCCTTAATCTTGTGCCCAACACAGAAATATACACCAAAGAATTCAAAACCAAGAACAGAGTCAAATCAAAGGTATTGGCTTTTCCGTACTCATTCAGTGGACTTGGTTACAAGAAACTTCACACAGATCCGGAGTACAGGGATGAAAGAAGCACATACGAATTCGAAGAAATCGAGATCATGCACGAGTGCAGTTCCTACAATTTGGATGAGGTGGTGCGTATGTTCGACTACTGGTGGTTCTATCACAACTTCCATAATTCGAGGGCATTGAACCTGACCATGAAGAGCCTGCATGACACACAGCATGACATCAAATTCCAGATCACTTGGTTCTATCAGCACTTGGACAAGATGCCTTTCATGCGACAATTGGTGGAAAAGAATCGTGCTATCATAAAGAACATATTCAAGGACGAACCAAGGACAGAAGTAAAAGATCTCGCCACATATCTGTACTTTTCAAGATGCCTGCGTTCGGATGAAATATACCAGTTCTGGCACAACAAGGATCAATTCATTGAAGATCTCAGTCAGGTGTATCCAAGAGAGTTGGTGGAACAGGATGTTGCAGAATGGAAGACGGATTTTGACATGAGCATGTATGGCACAGATGCACGGATCAAACCACAGGAGGCCTTGGCGATTGCACATGAAAGATAATTGGCAAGAGATCATATCCAACGAGATATGGCAGTGTGACGACTTTTTACCAGATGAGATGGTGGATGAAATACTTGTTCAAATGTCAAACACGCAAGGAAAAACTTTGGATGGTGCGGATGCCAAACACTTGGTTGGAAAAACTTACTACAATTACAATGTGCTGAACGATCTCAGACACATCGAGGAGTATAGGACTTATATAATAGACAAATTAAACACACTGTACGAGCCTGTGCTTGGCAAAACTGCACTCACAAAAGATCTTTCACCACTGAACTATTTTTTCAAAACATTTAATCCCAAGGTGAGCAAGTATGATCTACACACAGAATCACCTGAATTGTTCGGTGATGTAGTTTTCATGCTGTACCTGTCCGACGAACCCGATGGTGACCTTGTGATACCAGACAAAACACAGTGCATGGAAATGATGACAGAAGGATTCAGCGAAATGATGCAAAAAGTTCAAGTGCGATTTGCAGGTCCGTTGTCGATCAAACCACAAAAGAACAAGTGTGTAGTGATGAGAGTTGGATTGGCACATATGGTCGAACCATGCAGTGGCAACAGACCCTGCGTGACCGGATGGAGTTTTGCTTCCGACGAATACGTTAAAAATTATTCTAAAAATTAAGTTCCTGAATGTCTCTTTGGTCAGGCAGACTGAACATCAGTGCAATTCTATCTTCTGAACCACCGTGCTCCACAGAATGTTTGAAACCTGTGTTGAGGAAATATGCTCTACCATCCGCTGGCATTTCATATGACTCTTCCACACCCCTGCGCCAAACCTTGTTGACCACATTCGTTGTCCCCTGTATAGGAACTATAACCCTCACTGCGTAGGAAGGGCAGTAGTCGATGTGTGGTGTTAGGAATTTGCCAGCAGTGATTCTCGAAAGCCTTACTCTTATGGGAGTGGATTTGAACTGAGATTCTATGGCTTCCTTGATGTATGAATTTTGATAAAGTGGCAAAGGATGATACCAGTTGTGTTCGTTCATCGCGGGAGGTAACTTTTCGTCACGGAAAACTTTGGTCTTGTACTTCACTGTCTTCCTTTGCCCTTCCAACACGTTGTTGGCCTGTAGCCTGCATTCCGTCTTAAGATCATCCAAATCCAACACATCGTTGAGGCTTGGCTCGAAGTATGTGAGATTTATCTGTCTAAAGTGCTCATAGTTAGATTCTGCCAGTTCCAGATGGTTTGAACAAAGTCCCCTGTTGGCCTGGAACACACTGACCCATTCTTGGTCCAATCTTACAACTTCTTCTTGCAGTTTTTGGATGTCAAATGACTTGCCCGGTATGGGTGCAACGCTCGGTAATTGATATTTTTTTCTAATTAACATGATCTACTGTATACTTTTTATACTTATTTTTGCTTCTTGTCAAGAGTTCTTGGTGTTGGTCGATATTTACTTTGCCCATCACAAACACAGTCAATCTTTCCTTTTTTTCTTGTTCGTCTATGTCCACTCCGTGGGGCTGTGATTGATGGCTTATTGCGTAGACATCTGTGTCATCAGGAACATATGTGTATGTTTTTGGTTGTTGGAGTATGCTTTTGTTTTTGAAGGTGGGATCATAATCCTTGCAGAGATAGAGCTTGTCACGTGATCCCGACACTATCAATCTGTAACCCGAAGGTTCGTTGTTTACATGATGATCGACCAACCATTGCTCCATGGTTGTATGGTGCCTCAGTCTCACATCACTGTCGAAAGACGACTCACAACCATCCACGTGCGGCCAAACATCCGACTGGCTCCTACCGATGGTCACATAACAAAAATACTCATAAGGAAGATGTTGCTCCATCCAACCTATGAGATCCGGATACTTCTTGGCGAAAGGGCTCCATGTACCAGGAGGACCGAAAGGTATGCTCTTGTCACGTATGCCATTTTCACCGTTGCCCAGCAAAACTTCCAAATTCCAATATGCGTATGATTCATCGCCCTCGAAGGCATCGATTATAGATTGCTTGTTGGGTATGGGTGGAAGATCTATAGGACAGAATATCATTGTAAGTTTACGGTGGTGATGTAAGTTCTGCTCTGCACAATGTATTTGACCGCTCCGAGTATGTCCACCAATGTGTCATTTTCAATCACGTTGGGATTTATTATGGACACCTTGCATTTGCCGATGTGCTGTTTCTGGATATGATCAACTGTGGTGGCCAATATGGATTTTTCCAAAGGATAGTCCTGTCTGACCGTGCTCCACAGATGAGGCGATGCCCTGTCAGTGCCTATGTTGATGATGTGCTTGTTGTGATTTTTCCAGCGTTTGTAAACCTTCCACAACATGTCTGTCTGAGATGTGCCTGGCCCTGCATGGGCACAATTGACGAACACATCACACTTGTAGGATTCAAGAATTATCCTATCTTGTGCATCGTCATCAGTGACATCAAATCCGTTGGATCTGCTGAATCCCACGCAGTCACCAAGATTGTTGTATAAGAATCCACCGACCAGTCCCGTATGGCCTGTTATTGCATATTTCATTGTGTATATTATACTTATTTTTGTGTTTTTTGTCTATTCAAAAATACAGGTGTTAATTGCAATATTATAAATAGTTTACATGGGCATACTAAAAAATATTCTTATAGAACTCGAGAAAAACAAGCAACCAAAGGAATCAAACAAACAAGGAAAACTGTTCGATCTCGAAAAAACCATCAGAGAGATGGCCAAAGCCAGAGGACTAATGCCACGAAATTTTTTAATTAAAATAGCAGAGCAAAATCCAAAAATTGCTCAAAATCGAATCATACAAAAATTAATAGGTGAACAGGATGTGCCCACACAAAAAGGAAGAGATGCCAAACCAGAAGTTTTGACCAAGCGAGCAATGAATGTGGTTAAGAAACAGATTAAAAAAGATGCCAACAAAGAACGCAGAAGAATGGACAAGGATGCTGTGGGCGAGGATGTAAAAGACCAATTCACTAAACTGATTAACCCTATGGGTCAAGATTCTACGTCACTGGAAAAAATCAAACAGTCACCTGGATTCCATGAATTGATTTCAACAATGTTTGCTTCAGGCACACAAGCAGACATGGATTGGGACGAAATATTTTCTGCCATGTCAAAGATGTTGAACATGAATCCCATTGAAATCAAAGCCATCCTACAACAAGACGGTATGGATTTTGCTGAACCAGATGCGGCAGAACGGTTCAAACAAAACATGGGCGCCACAGGTTTCCTTGGCAAAGGCAAAAGCAAAACTTTAAATTCTATGTATGAAGACGAACATCAAGATCGTGGCTATGCTCAAATGATTATTCAACAACATCAAGACGAATACAAAAAGTTCATGGACACAGGAGATCTAATGGATGCTCCAACCATATATGAAAAATTATTTGCTTACTTCTCATCATCAGATGCTGACGACATGATGCCATACGGCACACAAAAAGCACGTGATGGTGATCCATATGTGTGGTTGGTAGACAAGTTGGATGAACTGGGACTCATCATAGAAGAAGGCAATGAGTTTGCACAAAAGGTGAGACAACTCAAAGCCACAGGCGCCAAGAAAGGCACCAAGTTCAAAACATCAGATGGTGAAGAACACACACTGGAACAAGTTTCAAAAAAGACAATCGACAATTTTCACACAGAATTAGACCGGTTGGTACACAAATATTTTGGACACTCATCAGATGAGAAAAAAGAAAAGGTCAAAGAAGATGACGACAAAGGTGAAGTGATGGTAGGTTCATACCAAACCAAACATTTTGATATTTGTCCTTCAGCCACACAATTATACAAAGACATTGATGTTGAGGATATGGACTTAGCTGAGCGTTCTGCCAAACTACATGACACGCTATTCTACATGGAAAAGCATGCCATGGAAATGAAAAAAGCAGAACCAGAATACATTGCTATGATGCAGAATCTAGCTGATCAAATCATGGCCATGGCGGGCATGATGGGATTGGAATCAGAACATTCATATGTGCAAGGACATGTTGATGCTGTCAAAGATTTAAATGAAGCCATCGCAGAATCTAAAGCAATCACAGAACAAGAATTTGACGAAGCGGCAGGCAAAAAGGATGCCTGCTATCATAAAGTAAAAGCAAGATACAAAGTATGGCCTTCAGCTTATGCCTCTGGTGCTCTGGTGCAGTGTCGCAAAAAAGGCGCGGCCAACTGGGGCAACAAGAGCAAGTAATGAAGTTATACGAAATAGACGAAAATCTCAAAAAATGGTTTAAGGAAAAATGGGTAAGGTTTGGTCCTGACGGCAAGATCCGTGGCGACTGTGCCAGGGGTTCTTCTTCAGAAGGCAAACCCAAATGTCTGCCACAATCCAAAGCACACGCACTGGGCAAAAAAGGCAGAGCCACAGCGGCATCACGCAAACGCAGAGAAGATCCCAACAAGAACAGACAAGGCCCTGCAAAGAACGTCAAGACCAAATAGTCCATGGATTGGCAAAATTTTAGTTCCGAACTGGAAGTTGGCATAACAAGTTATTGCCAGGCAGAGTGTCCGTTGTGCGACAGGACTTTCCGATTAGATAATCTTAGACTGCTTCACATAGACAAAAATGATTTTGAGAAAATTTGCCAAGACCTCCCCGACACTATCAAGACCATAAGGATATGCGGTGACTATGGAGATCCATTGATGAATCCACACCTCGATGAAATACTGGACTACCTGGTGTTCGGAAAAAAATTAAATTTTAGAATACACACCAATGGCGCCATCAGGAAACAAGAATGGTTCTCCGACTGTGCCAAATACGGTGATCATTGCGAGTTCGTGTTCGGCATCGATGGCACCACCGCTGAAGTAAATGACATCTACAGGAAGAAAGTAGATTTCGACAAGGCATGGAACAACATGCTGGCGTGCGCCAAGTCACTGCCAATGGGCAAAGTGACATGGCAGTTCATAGTGTTTCCACACAACTATCATCAGGTAGATGATGCCAAACGTCTTGCAGGTCAACACAACATAGAGATATCGTTCACAGTGAACACGAGACCTCCGTTTGATGATGATGAGGAACCTTGGATATTAGATCAAGAAAAACAGGACATATTGGTCAACAAGTACAACGCATGGATGGAGGACTTTTAAATGGCCATCAAGTGCAAAACCCAGAGTTTGGTAATAGAGTATGACAAGAAATTATGGCCTTGTTGCTTCGTGGCCAATTCACACTACAATAGTGATTATCTCAAAAAATTACCAAAAGATTGGAACGATCTGTCCTTGCACAGCATCAAGGAAATTTTAAGTCACCATGCCTACACCGATCACTTCAACGATGCGGATTGGCAATCAGAAAGATGTGACAGCATATGCAAAAAAGAATGCAGTGAAAATGATCCAAGGTAAATATCCCATGCAGGAAAAAATTTTTAACATAATCTCAGAACGACTTGGTATCAGCCTATCAAAAATTACTTTGGAATCTCACTTGGTGGATGATCTCGGCGCGGACAGCTTGGATGGCTTAGAAATCATCATGGACATCGAGGATCAATTTGGTATTACCATCGATGACCAACATGCAGAGTCCATAGTTAGAGTCAAAGACATAGTGGCCATAGTTGAATCCAAATAATTAAAAGTGATGCGTAAACCTTTCGTGTACTTGCCAGACATCCTCTACGACCAAAGTGAACTGCTTGATATCCTGGCAAACAAGTGCGAATGGTTCGAAATGGATGGCACTGCCGACGCTCCATTGGTCAACAAGCAAGACACTCCAGACAGCATTAGGAAATTTTTTAACTACCAAGATCCATTTGTTACCTGTGGTTTCGTCAAAGTGGATGTCAAGTATGATCTGGTTCCACACGAAGACGAAGTAATACTCGCACCAGTGTTCGAATCACCAGAATTGATGAAAGAGCTCCCACAATATTACATAGATTGGTTGAAGATCATTTCAGCAAGAGACTGGGCAATCAGTTTCCCTGTGTCTGGTGATTTCACGAATGTGACAACAAAGATGTTCTACAAAGAGAACAAGGAATACATAGATGAATTTTCATTGAGCAAGGCACCTGCACTGTTTCGCACACGCGGTGAATACCTGCATGGCGTTGTAAACACATCTGCAGAGCCCAGAATATTATTCCAATTGAGTTTCAAGGGCCATGACATATACAAAGCGTTCGAAGAAAATGTATATCCGAGTGAGATCCATAAACAAGCATTATAAATACAACAAATGAAACTTAATGAACTTGACCTACAATTACAACATCCACAAGCGGGTGATATTTTAACATTTGAATTCGGCGATGATCTAGCTATAGACACACCCATCATCGAAGTCAGGGGCGAAAACATTCTGATTTACACAGACGATATCACAGGCAAATTATTATCAGATATAGAAGAGGCAGAATACAGAGGCAGAAAAGTTCCATTGGGCAAACCAATGAGAGGCGATGTAAAAAAATTTAAAGTTTATGTCAAGGATCCCAAGACAGGCAACGTCAAAAAAGTCAATTTTGGTGACCCCAACATGAGAATCAAGAAATCAAATCCAGCAAGACGCAGATCATTTAGAGCAAGACACAACTGTGCTAACCCAGGTCCAAGAACAAAAGCACGATACTGGTCTTGTCGTAAATGGTAACCCGGAAATTAATCGAAGAAGATGTGGCTTGGTTAAACACCGATCCCGACGACCTATGGATCTTTGATAAATTAATCCTGTCAAGAAAATTAGGATATCAGTGCGGTCCTGCCGGAGTGGATGTGCCACACGATGGATTCTACATAGTCCGCCCCACAACAAACTGTGTGGGATTAGGATTGGGAGCATACGAACAATGGCTTACTGTGAAAGGTTGGACTGATCATCTTCAACCAGGAACTTTTTGGTGTGAGATATTCGAGGGTGACCATATATCCGTCGACTACGAATGGGGAGATCCTATCCTCAGTGTGCAGGGTTTTAGATATCCTGAATCATTTACTAAATGGAAGAAATGGATCAAAGTTGATGTTGTGCATGAAATCCCGCAAATACTAAAAACGATATCTAAAAAATATCAATATATGAATTGTGAATTCATAGGTGGAAAATTAATCGAAGTCCATCTTAGATGTAATCCTGATTTCGATCATGGTAACACAGAGTTCATTCCTGTCTGGCAGGGGCAAGACACTACACCTCCGGATGGTTACACATACATAGAGTGTCCCGAATACAACCATCGCATCGGTGCTTTTATACGGTAAATACCTATATGAAAATTGTAGAATTGATCAATTTGCCAGCATCAAGTCAAACACACTCACCACAGTCACCAGGTTCACGCGGATTAAAACTAATCAAAACCAAACCATCCAAAAGATATTTCGACCCCCGGTTCGATAAAGCATCAAAGCAAAAAAAACAATAGACAAAAGTAAATTTTTGTTTTATAATACGAGCAACAAGGAGATCCTTATGAAAACACTTAATCAAGAAGAACAAGCAAAAGTGAAACATGTCATCGAAAGTGGCATTAAAGTAAAACAAGAAGTGCAAGACCTATCGGAAGGTTTGAGAGACACTGTGAAAGCAGTGGCAGAGGAATTGGAGATCAAACCCGCTCTGCTCAATAAGGCCATCGCAGTTGCATTCAAAGAATCATTGGCATCAGAAAAACACGATATCGAAGAGCTGGAAGAAATTCTTGCCATCGCAAAGAAAATATAGCATGAAACCCTATCAATGGTTGGCGTGGTTGGGCACCGCAGTGCTGATCACAGCGGCCACACTGGCGGCCTTCAATGTGTATCCTGTTTATGTTTGGTTGTTTATAATTGCCAATTCTATCTGGGTAGCAGTGGGGGTGCTGTGGCGTGAAAATTCTTTGATTGTCCTAAATGCAGGATTGACAGTAATATATGTCATTGGAATGATATTTGGATGAGTTACGTAGACGCACTGTTTGATCGAGACACGGACAAGATATCCGTGGTCGAACGGATCAAGGGCGAAAGGCGGTATGTGGAATATCCTGCTCGCTATGTTGCGTACTATGACGATCCCAAAGGGAAGTTTAAATCTGTGTATGGCACTCCGGTGTCAAGGATAGCAACCAAATCGGGCAAGGAATTCAAACGTGAAGTCCACATGCAGTCAGGCAAACGTCTGTATGAATCGGACATCAATCCAATCTTCCGCTGTCTGGAGGAAAACTACCTCAACAAGGATGCTCCGGAACTACAGGTAGCGTTCTTTGACATCGAGGTGGACTTTGATCCCAACAAGGGTTATGCCAAACCCGCAGATGCTTGGGCGCCAATCATTTCTATCACCGTGTATCTGCAGTGGTTGGATCAGTTGATATCATTGGCCATACCACCCAAGGATTTCCCCAATCCTGAAATTATTGAAAAAGAATTTGAAAACACCATGCTGTGTGAATCCGAAGCAGACATGTTGGATAAATTTATCACAATTATAGAAGATGCTGATGTGCTGAGCGGATGGAACTCGGAAGGTTTTGATATTCCCTACACAGTGAACAGGATTTCCAAAGTGATGTCAAAGGATGACACACGCAGATTGTGTCTGTGGAACACATATCCACGCAAGAGAACATTTGAAAGATTTGGCAACGAAGAAGTCACATATGACATCATTGGCAGAGTACACTTAGACTACATGCAACTATACAGGAAATACACTTATGAAGAACGGCATTCATATGCTCTTGACTTTATTTCCAAGATGGAGTTGGGTGAACAAAAGACCCCATACGAAGGCACTCTGGATCAATTGTACAACAAAGATTTTGTGAAGTTCATGGAATACAACAGGCAGGACGTGGCACTGCTGGGCAGGTTGGATGCCAAACTGAGATTTATTGATTTGTCCAACGAACTGGCACACCAAAACACCGTGTTAATACAGACAACCATGGGTGCTGTGGCAGTGACAGAACAGGGCATCATCAACGAAGCACACAGGCGTGGCATGGTAGTTCCAGATCGTGTTAGACGTGAACCAGGATCGGATCCGGCGGCGGGTGCCTATGTGGCATATCCCAAGAAGGGTCTGCAGGATTGGATAGGATCCATCGACATCAATTCACTGTATCCATCTGTGATCAGAGCATTGAACATGGCTCCGGAAACCATCGTGGGCCAACTCAGACAATCACTCACAGAGGAAGAAATGGAACGCAGGATGACCATTGAGAAGAAATCCTTCGCGGGTGCTTGGGAAGGTGAGTTTGGTTCACTTGAATATCAAGCAGTGATGCGAAAGGATCGGGCACAGAGCATAACCATTGATTGGGAAACAGGAGAGTCAAACATATTAAGTGCCGCTGAAGTACATGAACTGATTTTCAATTCAGATCAACCATGGATGTTGAGTGCTAATGGCACAATATTCACGCATGAGTTTGCAGGAGTTATTCCTGGACTATTAGAACGCTGGTATGCAGAACGTAAGGAACTGCAAGCCAAAAGGAAGAAGGCCATCGATGCCGGCAACAAGACCGAACAGGCATTTTGGGATAAAAGACAACTTGTAAAAAAGATTAATCTAAATTCGCTGTATGGTGCTATCCTAAATCCAGGTTGTAGATTCTTTGACACACGCATAGGACAGTCAACCACACTCACAGGAAGATGCATCACAAGACACATGGCATCCAAGACCAACGAGATCATCTGTGGAGAGTATGACTACAAGGGACCGGCCATAATATATGGTGACACAGACTCTGTGTATTTCTCCGCATATCAACCACTCAAATCGGAGATCGATGCAGGCAACATTCCGTGGAACAAAGAAAATGTTGTGCAACTGTATGATTCTGTGGCGGCGGAAGTCAACAAGTCTTTCCCCAAGTTCATGCAACAGTCATTCAATTGCCCCGGCACATATGGCAAACTGATTGCGGGCGGTAGAGAAGCAGTGGGATCAAAGGGACTGTTTATCACAAAGAAAAGATATGCCATGAAGATATACGATCTCGAAGGCGAACCCGTGGACAAGATCAAAGCCATGGGGTTAGATCTAAAACGTTCGGACACACCCGCATACATCCAGGATTTCCTATCAGATGTGTTGGACATGGTGCTGACCGGCAAGACCGAAGAAGAAGTCATGGACTTCATCGCAGACTTCCGTTTGGAATTCAAAAAGATGCCAGGATGGGAGAAAGGCTCCCCACGTCGTGTGAACAAACTCACTGAATACCATTCACGTGAAAAGAGAAAAGGCAAGATCAACATGCCCGGACATGTCAGAGCGGCCATCAATTGGAACACCCTCAAAAAGGTTTACAACGACAAGTATTCCATGGACATCATCGATGGCCAAAAATGCATCGTGTGTAAACTCAAGGACAATCCCATGGGGTACACATCTATCGCATATCCAACAGATGAACTGAGAATACCAGATTGGTTCAAAGAGTTACCATTCGCAGATGACGAAATGGAATCAACTCTTATCAACAAAAAATTAGAAAACCTCATCGGTGTTTTGGATTGGAATCTTGGCAATTCCGAAGCAGAAAATACCTTTGACAAATTGTTTAATTAGAGTTGACTTTAGCTCTAAATAATTCTATAATAAAAACACTTAGGAGATACACAGTATGAAAGATACACTACAAGACATCGTCAAGCACACTCATTCTCTCGGTTTCATAGACCTTGTGAAGGTGGTGGGTGACGACAAATCAACAACAATAGATGCCATGGCGGAAGACAGATCTGTTGTGGTCAAATCAGAATTAAAGACACCAGTGAGTGAATGGAAGGGAACGTTCGGTATGCCAAACTTGGGCAAACTCGATATCCTGTTAAAACTTCCGGTGTACAAAGACAAAGCAGAAATCACAGTCAACACACAGGAACGCAACAACGAAACTGTGCCCGTAGGATTGCATTTTGAGAACGATTCCAAAGATTTTAAAAACGACTATCGCTTCATGAATGCTGAAATTGTCAGTGAAAAATTAAAATCTGTGCAGTTCAGGGGTGTGAATTGGCATGTCACTATCAAGCCAACCATGCCAGATGTGCAGAGATTAAACTTCCAAGCACAAGCGAACGCAGAAGAAAATGTGTTCACTGTGTCAACAGACGGTGATGCACTCAAATTCAAGTTCGGAGATGCTTCATCACACGCAGGTGAATTTACATTTGCAAAAGGCATCACAGGCAAACTCACAAAGACGTGGGCATGGCCAGTGGCACAGGTCACACAGATTCTAAAATTGATTGAATCTAATGAATGTGAGATGTCATTCTCAGATGATGGTGCACTGCAAATCACACTTGATTCAGGAATGGCTTCATATCAATACATCCTACCAGCACAAACCAAGTAGATGAATACCAACCTCACTGCTGAACAAAAAGATTATGCTGTGTTTCTTCCAGCACTGAGTGGATTCTTTGCTACATTCGTAGGCAAACAACGTCATGAGGAATATGTAGACAACTCTCGAATTCCTCAACATTTTACAAATGGCGTTGAAAGTTTGAACTGGCTCAACCCCCAACAAGGACTGTTCCAATACAATTGGACATTGTACTCAGCGGGTCACGCCGATCTCGACATCAACAGAGATTCTCCTAAGGAAGACATGATCCGCAATCGTGATAGATCATCATCTTGGCTACTCGGCGACTCAGGTGGTTTCCAAATAGGTAAGGGTGTTTGGGAAGGTGATTGGAAAGATCCTAACTGTCCCAAGGCTAAAAAGAAACGTGAGCAGGTTCTTGCGTGGATGGATGCTTACATGGACTACGGTATGATACTTGATATTCCGGCCTGGGTGGCTCGTTCACCAGCAGGCGCCAAAGCAACTGGCATAGACAACTATCAGGATGCCGTCAATGCCACAAGGATCAACAACGATTATTTCATGAAGAATCGTACAGGTTCTTGTAGATTTTTAAATGTGTTGCAGGGTGAAAATCATGCTGATGCTGACGATTGGTATGAGCAGATGAAAGACTACTGTGATCCCAAGAAATATCCCGAAACACATTTCAACGGTTGGTCCATGGGCGGACAGAACATGTGTGATGTGCACCTTGTGTTGAAAAGATTAGTGGCACTAAGATTTGACGGACTGCTGGAAAAAGGCAAACATGACTTCATGCACTTCCTTGGCACATCAAAACTGGAATGGGCCACACTGCTCACAGACATCCAACGAGCAGTCAGAAAACATCACAATCCAAATTACACAGTAACGTTCGACTGTGCATCTCCATTTTTGGCCACAGCCAACGGACAAATCTACTGTGAATTGGAAACCAATGATCGTGAAAAATGGGTGTACAGAATGGTTCCATCCATCGACAACAAAGCATTTGCCCAGGACAAAACCCCATTCTCAGAAGCATTTGTGAGAGAAGGCAAGCACACAAGTTTTATGAATTCACCCATCACCACAGGACTCACTGCCAAGGACATCTGCATTTATGGTGCGGGTGATCTCAACAAGATTGGTAAAGAAGGCAAGACATCATGGGATTCATTTTCATATGCCATCATGATGGGCCACAATGTTTGGATGCACATCAACGCAGTGCAGGAAGCCAACAGACAGTATGATGCTGGTAAAATACCAAACATGTTGATCAACGAATCATTCGATCGAGTGATGTTCCGTGATATTGTGGAAGCGATATTTTCAACGGATGACAGATCCGTAGCAGATGCTATAATAGAAGAGTATTCGAGATATTGGATGAGTATTATAGGAACCAGGGGTGCAACAGGCAAAAAAACAGTAAATGCGTCAACACAGTTTAATAATTTATTCGAGGAGGTTTAAATGTCAGACGAAAAGATAATCTATTTCAAACAGCAGTTGAAAAAGTTAAAGAAACAAGTCAAGCAGATGGAAGCACAGCGTGAAAAGACAAGATCTTGGAATCACAAAGCAGAACTGTTGGAAATGAAAAAGCAGAAATTATATTGGAAGGATCTGTTACACGGCATCGAAAACATGACCGATGAAGAAATTGATGCATATGTGCAGGAGCACACACTGTCTACACCTTTAAGTGAATATGAATGGATCGAGGAGATGACCAAAGATGAAACGTGATTATCATGATGGCGTAAAAGAAGGTGCCACATTTTTTGTCGGTAAAGAAGTAGAAAAAACACCCACAGAAGGTATGAAAACTCTGTTTGTGGTTGACTTGCAGAGAACTGCCACTGTGCTGAGAAACGCAGAAAAAAATTCATGCAAACACATCTACTTTGGTGCCAATCATTCATACAAAGTCATGGATGGGCAAGAAGTACAATCGATCGCATCACAACTCAGATACTTTTTAGACAGAGATTATCATGTGACCATAGATATGAATCCAGACTACAAGTTTACAGACATCACCGATCTACTGTCATATTCCAAGTTTACCATTGTGTATGGTGTCACAGTGGAAAATGTAAACAATATTCAAGGCAATGTGGTCATCAAGATCGATGACAAGGACTTTAAAGCAACAAATCCAGGTGTGTGGTGTTGGTCTGTGAAAGACATGATGAAGAAAAAGAACTACACTGCTTGGGACAAATACGGAGACGACACAACGATATGAAAACAATATGGGTAACATTTAAGAAGGAAGGCATTCACAAATATCCTGCGGCACTGGAAGATCCCAAATTAAAGACTGGCGACGAATACGACGTGTCTTTTTTAGGATACCCGCACAGACACATATTCCATTTTAAGGTGTGGATCGAGGTCTTCCATGATGATAGAGATATAGAATTCATTCAATTCAAAAGATGGCTCGAAAAGTTATACAGCGAAAAGACATTGGAATTGGACTATAAATCTTGCGAAATGATCGCTGATGCATTGGCACAACAGATCAAAACAAGATATCCTGGCAGACATATCAAAATCGAAGTGTCGGAGGATGGCGAAAATGGTTGTGATATCGACTATCCAAAAGAAGAGGATCAACCTTCTAACAAATCATTCTTTAAAAAGATAGACGAACAGGTAAGGAGTATCATAAACTAATGACAGTTTATTCTTCACATGATTGGCGTAAAAACACAGATGATGCTATTGTTGTTGCTTCCAACATAGGTATACAACTTGAAGCAAACAAAAGTAAAGTTATCTTTACCAATCCAAAAACTCTGCAAAGAGAAGAAGTTGATGTTTCAAGACTGGTTAGGGTGTTCGTTAACAACATGGAATCCAACAAAAGGAGTGTGAAATGAGCAATCCAGGACCTTACAAGTTTGAACACACCATTGTGATAGCATCCGACAAAACCACAGAACGTGGTGGATACTATGACACAGAGGGTGGCGCTCTCAACGGCAACTACACAGACTTCGATGTTGGCTGTATGGTGTCAAATGACTTGGGTCGCAAGGGTTATGAGTATGGTGTGGACTTCTACTTTGAGGACGCAGGCTGTGATGAAGTATGTTTTTCAGTGAAAGACAAAAAGTTATTAACATATCTTTCAACCAGATATACAACTGTTGCGGCGGAGGACAGCATACACGGATGATTTACATTGTAGACATTGAAGCAGTGGAAACTCGTTACACCGCAGAATGGAAGAAGTATCTGCCACCACAGCTGGAGAAATCCACAGGTCACAAAGTGGTCACTATATCAGGTGGTGAAACTCCGCAGGCAACCACTCCAGGTGCTTTCCTAAACTTTGGTGGCACCAATGTGTACAAATCCAAACAACTCGAACAAATTGCAACCATGTTCTGTGCTGGTAAGATCAAAGATGGTGATTACTTCCTGTACACAGATGCCTGGAATCCCACTGTGATACAATTGAAATACATGGCAGAACTGTTGGGTGTAAAGATTAAAATTGGTGGCATGTGGCACGCTGGCTCATATGACCCTGCAGACTTTTTGGGCAGACTGATTGGTGATGCTAAATGGGTGAGGCAAGCAGAAATCAGCATGTTCAACTGTTATGATCACAATTTTTATGCCACAGACTTTCACATCAAACTGTGGGATAAGGCATTCTTTAATATTGAATACAATCAACCAAATGTAGTGAGAACAGGTTGGCCCATGGAATACTTTGACAAAGAGTTGGAACCATACAAGGGAATGCCCAAAAAGAATCAAATTGTGTTTCCACATCGTTTGGCGCCAGAGAAGCAACCAGAAATATTCTATGATCTAAAAGAAGCACTGCCACAGTATGATTTTATCGTGTGTCAGGAACGCCAACTCAAGAAACACGAATATCACAATCTACTGGCAGAATCCAAACTGGTGTTTTCAGCGAATCTACAAGAAACACTGGGCATATCAGGCTATGAAGGATTGATACTTGACTGCATGGTGATGGTACCAGATCGACTGTCATACACAGAGATGTTCCTTGACACAATGAAATATCCAAGTGTGTGGACAAAAGACATGAAGAATTATCAAAAAAACAAACAAAAAATTATGGACAGAATCGTTGACTTGATGGAAAATTATTCTAAATATCTCACAGAAATTGCAAGGCAACGTAAAAAATTACAAACAGAATTTTTCCACGGATTTAACTTGTATGACGCAATCGCAGAAAGTATAATAGAAGAATGAGCATATCAGACACAATCAAGCAAAGAATAGAATCATCCGGCGACAGATTTTGGGCAGGTGATAACATTTCACAACACATCCGCGAAGGTGAACATCAACAATTGATCGATGAACTAACAGGCAAGTTTGAATCTGTTTTAGATTCACTCATCATCGATCGTGAAACAGATCCAAATTCCCAGGACACAGGCAGAAGATTGGCCAAGATGTATGTGAATGAACTCATGCAAGGCAGATACTTTCCTATGCCAAATGCAACTGCGTTTCCTAACCATGTCGATGACGGTTATGACGGAATGTTGGTTGTCAGATCTGAACTGAGATCCGTGTGTTCACATCATCATCAGCCCGTAAGTGGTGTTGCATACATTGGAATAATTGCCGCAGACACTCTAATTGGTTTGAGCAAGTACACAAGAATCGCTCAATGGTGTGCAAGACGTGGCACACTGCAAGAAGAATTATGCAACGACATAGCCAGAGAAATAATGAAGGCAACTGGTTCTAAAAACGTCGGTGTGTACATCCAAGCAACTCATGGTTGTTGTGAGAACAGAGGCATAATGGCTCATTCGAGTCTTACACAAACCACTGTGCTCAAAGGTGCTTTCAATAATGACTCGGCTACTAAAAAAGAATTTATGGACAACATCAAATTACAGCAAGAGTTTGCACCAAGATGAGAATAGAATCAGATATCAAATTAGATTTCAAAGATGTCCTATTCAGACCCAAACGTTCACAACTCACATCACGCAAAAATGTTGAATTAGAAAGGGATTTTGAATTCAAACACTCCACACAAAAGTGGCAGGGTGTTCCCATCATTGCGGCCAACATGGATGGCGTTGGCACATTCACAATGGCCAAGGCACTGCAAAAACACAATTTACTCACAGCAATCAGGAAACACTACACAGTTGATGACTGGCATCAGGCAGTCAAGACAGGACTAAAATTAAAGAATGTAATGATCTGTACCGGTTCTGCCTATCAATACAATCAGGAAGCACCAGACTATGACACCATGAAAAAAGTTTTATCAGCATATCCAGACATTCGTTGGATCTGCATCGATGTTGCCAATGGCTATCAACAGAACTTTGTGGACTTTGTCAAACGAGTCAGAGACGAATATCCAGACAAAATCATTGTGGCCGGTAATGTGATCACAGCAGAGATGGTCGAAGAACTCATCATCGATGGCTGTGATGTTGTCAAATGTGGCATTGGTCCTGGATCTGTGTGCACCACAAGATTGATGACAGGAGTGGGCATGCCCCAACTGTCGGGTTTGATCGAATGTGCTGATGCAGCTCATGGAGTTGGCGGACACATCATAGCAGATGGTGGTTGCACAGTGCCAGGTGATATTGCCAAGGCATTCGGTGGTGGTGCTGACTTTGTGATGTTGGGTGGCATGTTGGCGGGCACAGACGAGTCCGAAGCAACCGTTCAAGATGGTCGAGTCACTTTTTATGGCATGAGTTCAGACAAGGCCATGGAAACACATGGTGGCAGACACTCATATCGTGGTTCTGAAGGCAAAGTAGTGTCGATACCCCACAAGGGTGCTGTAGAGACCGTTATCACGGACTATTTGGGTGGTTTAAGGTCCACTTGCACATACATAGGTGCCAAAAGATTAAAAGATATTCCCAAGTGTACCACATTCGTACAGGTGCACAATCAAGTAAACACGGTGTTCGGTAATGGCAGATAAAAAATACTATACTTGGAAACAGATTGAAACCATGTCGCTGTTCCTGGCTGATTTAGTTGAACCCAAACTGTTCACTCACGTCATAGGCATATCACGTGGTGGGTGCATACCAGCAACCATAATTTCACACAAACTCGACATACCAATGATTCCTGTCAAACTATCTACCAGAGACCATGCACAGGAAATGATTCCTGATTTTCCTGTTGGTCACGGCTCTGGCGACACTTACATAGATCAGTACAACTTTCTGGTTGTGGATGATATCAATGACACAGGTGAAACATTCAAAAGGATGCAGTCTATCATGTTGCATCGTGGCGCCCATTATGTAGAATACGCCGTATTGATCGACAACGAACCCTCACATTTTACTGTGAATTATTGGGCGGAAAAAATCAATAAAGAAAAAGATCCCCGTTGGATAGTTTATCCGTGGGAAGTATAGACATTTTCTAAATATATGTTATAATAAAACAATGGAAGACAAGAAATACTATTATTCGGAAATATTTTATTCGATACAAGGTGAGGGACACTACACGGGTGTGCCCACTGCTTGGATACGATTCTTCTTGTGCAACTTACAGTGTAATGGGTTCGGACAACTTAAACCAACAGATCCAGACTCTTGGGAACTTCCATACGAAACATTTGATGTCAGTCAAGTAAAAAGAGTAGAAGATTTACCTGTGTGGGATAAAGGTTGTGATTCATCATACACATGGGCCAAGAAATACAAACACCTAATGGGCCAAGCGACTCCCAAAGAATTGGCAGACAAAGTCATGGATGTGATGCGAAATGATTCTAATCCAGATGGTTTGTTTGTTCATCCAGTTTCAGGACAACATCAACATCTGTGCATCACAGGTGGTGAACCACTGATGCCACAGTCACAAGATGCGTTCGTGGGTGTGTACAAGGAATTAGAAGCAAGGGGTAATCTTCCCGCATCGATCACATTCGAAACCAATGGCACACAAAAATTGAAAGATTCATTTAAATGGTTTGTGGCAGAAAAACCCACAGAAATTTTCTTTTCTGTTTCTCCCAAACTTTGGACAGTGGCAGGTGAAAAATCCGACAAAGCCATCCATCCCGAGATAGTCAAAGACTACTTTGCATTATCTAACAGAGGACAATTGAAATTCGTGTTAGGTAATGATGACGCCCAATGGCACGAAATGGAAGACGTTTTAGCAAACTTTAAAGCACAAGGCATCGATTATCCTGTGTGGGTGATGCCCGTTGGTGCGAGAGAAGAAGAACAATCAGCCACAGCAGGCGACGTGGCAAGACGTGCATTTCAACGAGGTTATAATGTTGCGGCCCGTGTGCATGTACATTTATTTGGCAACTTGATAGGCACATAATGACCATAGAACCAATCAAAGAAAAATTAGACGATAAAATCAAAGCACTCAACTCATCCAGAGTGTACAAGAAAGTAACCCCAAGGGGAGATCTATCTTGGTATGTCAAATGGGGTTCGGTGCTTCTTATATTGATCGCAACAGCGGCCAGAAGTGTTGGTACCATACCGCACATCGACATGTGGTTCGGATTGTTCGGAACCGCCGGTTGGGCGTGGGTTGGATATCTTTGGCACGATCGAGCACTGCTCTTTCTGAATGCAGTCTTGGTGACACTGTTAATGGGAGGATTGATGAACTATTACTTCGGTTCTATCCAATGATGAAGTTGTTGTTTAAAATGCTCAAAGACTTCTTGTATGAGCCGTATGTATGGGCCATCATGATGCTGATTTTGAGTATGATTATAATGGAGTTGGCCAATGGTTAAACCTTTGCCTTCCGACGATATGACGTACCAATATATGTCTAACTCTGTTGAAAAATGTAGGAAAATAAGTGCATTGACAATACTTGGTATATCACTTATAATATTAGTATTATGTTGGATAAGTTAAAAAATATTTTTACAAAGAAGACTGTAAACAAAGAACAAAAATCTGAAAAAGATTTAGCGACCGCACGTGGCGAACCATATGTTAAAGTTTTGGAAACAAATGTAGATAAGAATAATCCAAAATACGGATATTTTGAATTAGATTGGAATCAACACTTTGTGACGAACTTAAAGAAACATGGATTTTCCGGAAACACAGATGAAGAAATAGTGGATCATTGGTTCAGTGTGCTGTGCAATACTATTGCCGATGAAGGCTCTGCTATCCAACCAGACAATCAATTAGTCAAGGAAGAAAAATTAGAAGATGGCAGAACAGAAATCTCATAAAACATACCTGATCATAGATTCAGCCAACACATTCTTCAGAGCAAGACATGTTGTAAGAGGTGATGACGTAGAAACCAAGTTAGGATTGGCCTTACACATCATGATGAACTCTGTCAAAAAATGTTGGGAGAGATTTAAGGCGGATCATGTTGTATTTTGTTTCGAGGGTAGATCATGGCGAAAAGAATTTTACCCTGCCTACAAGCAGAACAGGAAAGCAACTCGAGATGCGATGACTCCGTCGGAACAAGAAGCAGATGAACTGTTTTGGCAGACTTTTGATGAATTCAAATCTTTTGTGACGGATAAGTCAAACTGCACTGTGCTCCAGCACCCTGAACTCGAAGCAGACGATTTGATTGCAGGATGGACACAATCTCATCCTGATGACAAACATGTGATAATATCATCAGACACTGATTTCTACCAATTATTGAGTGCAAACATATCTCAGTACAATGGCATCACAGATATATTTGCCAACACTAATGGTTTCTTCGACGATAAAGACAACCCGATAATCGACAAAAAAACCAAAGATCCTAAACCTGCTCCGGATCCAGAATGGTTGTTGTTTGAAAAATGTATGCGTGGCGATTCATCGGACAATGTATTTTCCGCATTTCCTAAAGTGCGTACCAACAAACTCAAGGAAGCGTTTGAAGACAGGAAAAGTCAAGGATTCGTATGGAACAACCTCATGTTGAGCAGATGGGTTGATCACAACGGCAAGGAAAGAATAGTCAAGGAAGAATTTGCCGTAAACGAACAATTAATCGACTTGACCAAACAGCCAGATGACATTAAAATAAAGATAGCAGAAACAATAGCAACTGCAACAGATGAACCAAAGTCTGTGGGAAATGTTGGTGTGCATCTGTTAAAATTTTGTGCCAAGCACGATTTAGTTAGGATAAGAGACAATGTTAAATTTTATGCAGAACCTTTCAACGCAAGAATCCGTCAAGACCAAGCAGTTGTTGCCTGATCGATTTTGGATTATCGAAAATAATGGAGTTAGAATAGGAACTATCCAGAGGCACGACGAAAATAACTTTGTTGTGACAGGTACAGACTCTACCATAGCTCAACTTTCTAAGGACGAAGTCAATCAACAATTTCATATATTCGACAAGCAAGATATTGTGAAACCTGTGAAGGAAATAAAGAAAGAAGTGTATGGATATCCGACCAAACATGTGCCTTACAATGCAGTGTTAGATGTCAAACACAAGATTCCTTTGTATTCTAAATCAGAAAATTCTTCCAACATGTATGCGGCGGGTTATTATTTGGTTCACTTTCCAAAAGGCTGGGTCAAGGGATTTTGTCCTAAGATGGTGACCATAGCAAACAATGAATTCAAAGGTCCATTCAAATCAGTGATGGAACAGAGACAGGCTTTTTCAAATGTCAACAAAGATTAACGACACACTGCACATCAAGAACTTTATAGACACAATTAACAAAGCGGACAATTCGAGACAGAAAAATCTCACCATAGACATAGAACACGCAAAAAGAGTAAGGAACGGACTTACTTCTTTGTTGTTACTGTTGGCAGAACTACAAGCCAATAGATCATCTTCTTCAACACCAACGACTGACATAAGTATGGACGGAGGTGATTTTTAATGAACATAGTATGGACTAAACCCGGTTGTTGGTACTGTGACATGGCCAAGAACTTATTAAAGCAAAAAGGTATCCAATTCGAAGAAAGAAACATCGGCCAAGGCTGGACTCGTGAGCAATTATTAGAAGCGGTGCCAAATGCCAAAACAGTTCCGCAAATCTTCTTAGAAGATGCATACATAGGCACATACGAAGACTTAAAAAATTATTTTCTTAAATAATTGGTGCAATATATCATAAACTTAATCAATGAAAAATTGTCTTGGGCAAATGATACGATTCATGACTTAAATCTGCACGTAGGGGATAAAAAATATATACTTGAATTAGGATGCGGTATAGGATGCCTTAGCAAAATACTCAAAGATTATGGTCATAAAGTTGTGTCCTGTGATGATAAAAATTATTCACCAACAGAATTTTCTATAAGATATGATGAAATTCTTAGTTATTTTAATCACCCAAGATTACATTTTCATTATTTGATTCCCTTGAATGATAAAAATAGAAAAATCAATAAAAGTATGTTTGACAAATTACAACAAGAAACTAACAACACTAAATTTAATTTAATACTATGGCAGGCTTTCGATTTATTCCAATTAGAGGAAATGCAGTATGACGAAACTCTTTACTTGGTAAAGAACTTATTAGAATTTTTAAAATCTAATGGAAAAATAATAATAGGGTATGCGCCATTTATACCCCATACTAAAGACGCTCAATTTGAATCAACTAAAGCATATAGATGGTTACAAAAATGGCGCTCATCTAATTACACAACAATGGGAGATTATGTTTGGGAAATAACCCATAGACCCAAAACGTCCTAATATTTGGTCTTAAATCAAGATAAATACTCATATAATATGAGTAGACCCAAACCCAAAGTTTTACTGCAATACAGTAACAAAAAGAACTATAAGTCTGAGGAGATCTTGGAAGCAACTGCCATATGGGCAGTGTTTTACCAAGGTAAACCTATAAATTTAAAATCATCATCATTGATATCAAATTATCCTGGACCAAAATACAAAAAAGTGTCTTTTTCCAATCCAGGACATGCACATAATCTTGCCCATAAGTTAAATGAAATGTTTAAAACCAAAGAATTCGAAGTTTTCGCATTGACTACAGGAGACAAGGTTAAAGATGAAATTAACTAAATCCAAACTCGCAGAACTGATCATCAGACAGTGTGATATATCCATGACTGCCGAGTCGGTCAAAAAAATGATGTTCAAATCTTTCGTAAAGGATGACGCACATTTCCAAGTAACCTACAAAGGTTTTCAATTGTTGAAGTATGCCAAATTCAAGACCTATAAGATTAGATTAAACAAAATAATCACTATGAAAGCGATGCTGAATCTGGATAGGATGTGTCCGAGTCCCTACTACCTACCCAAGAACAAGAAATACATATATCTGTTCGCAGAAAAACCCGCAGTGGTTCTGCAGATGCTGGATGGCGACATAGACAATTTTCAGATGTGATGGAAATATTTGGACCAAAAATCGATGATCCATGGCCACATGTAGTCGTAAGGAATTGCCTGTCAGCCAAAGACATTTCTACATGCAACCAATTGGTTGATCACATAGACGTGGAAAGTTTGCCAGAGCATGACAGAGAGGGAGACATCACTACCAAGACCTTGTGTGTCGGTGATCTATCAAACACAGATTTATCGGTGCTGTTCGACCATGGTTTCCATAAAAAAATTTTAGATTATTGGTCAGTGCCATATCAACAAGGATTCAACTACAATGTTGTTTTGGACCATTGCGGTCCTGACGGATCGAATGGATGGCACACTGACATCGGCAACTCGAATGATGCCTGCGATGTGGTCACCCTGCAGTGGTACATAGAACAGCCTCACAAGAATAGGACATTGATGTTGAAATCTAAAACAAAACAATTAGATTCCAAGTGCATGACCAACGATTTCATAATGTTTAAATCCTCTCCTAACACCCAACACATGTTCCTCAAGGGTGTTGGTCACAGGACCAGCATAAGATTGCGTATCAAGACCAAGTTGATCGGACCTAATATTTTGCACTCTGCGAAATCAGAAGATCAGATAGGTGTGATCATAGATTGCAAGGACATGGAATCTGGTTCCTCTGTGGAATCACTGGAGCACAACTTGGGGAACTTCACCAAAATCAATCTGGAACATCATGGATGGCACAACATATGTTTGATTGATTCACACACTCAATTCCAAGATGCTGTCGACAATCTCCGTGATAATGGTTGTAAGACAATCGTTGTATTATTCGCGGGGGCGATCGTGAGCCAGCATACAAAACCCATGGTGTCTGATCTCGATGGGTGGTACGCACACAAAAATCAAAATCGTGTGTATAGAAAATACATGATCTTTCCTTCCGATACAGAATTAAAAATTCAACAAAAATCTGTGTACGGTGGCGATGTTTTGGATGTGATCCAGGACAAACACAATCACGAATTAGGCATATTTTATGTGCATCCGGAAAAGGGAACCAACAATTTCCTCAAGAATGTACAGCGATTCATGATGCCACAAATGTATGGAAATGATCAAGATTCGGTAGAAATCAGCAATTTCATCCAAAAATTCTGGTAAAAAAAGCCTTATTTTACAACAATTTTGGTTTGGTTGACACTCTGTAGTAAGAAGTTACAATATATTATAACAAGGAGCGTAAACACAGATGAGCGACAAAGTATTAGAAACAACCAGACAGATAGGCCCGAAACAGGCAATATCTGCTCTACAACATTGTATCAGCCTAAAAAGACCAGTGATGATATGGGGTGCACCAGGTATTGGTAAGTCCGATATTGTCAAACAGATTGGAGACGAACAGTCACGTGAAGTGATTGATATCAGATTACCATTGTG